TTAATCAAATAACTGCCGTGAGTGTATATCTCTATAGTTATCATCAAAGAAGACACTAGACGAACCAAAGATAGCATCCATCATGGCTTGGTCAGCACTAGCGTTCTCAAAGATTTTCTCGCTTTTAATCACCTCAAACAAGCTCTCAAAGGCCAAATTAATTTTCCTACGTTCTTCGCCTTCAGGATAAGCCTGATGATAGCCGCCGTATAGCGCATTATCTGCCCCATAGCTTAAATAATCATTACGTCTGTTCTTGTCTTTGAGATTATCTTCTAAGAATGCTTGGAACGCACGTGCGGCCATTTCGTGTGTTGTTGACCAGTAAGGCTTTGAACGCTCAGCATCAAGCTTCTTAGAATTGGCATAAAATTCTGATATAAGCTCACCGGTTCTTAAAACAATCGGTTCCCCTATTTTATCTTGGTTAAAAAACGCAACGGCAACCTTGCGCCATTGGTTATGATTTTTTCTACGTTTAGACCTATGTGGCGACCCAAGTTTTGCATCAACAATATCTACTGCCTCCTTAGCATCTTTAGCGTCAAATATCAGTTTAGCCAAGCGCGTACTATTTTCTTTGATATTAAGTAGCGCAAGTTCTACATCCTTATCAGTAATTCTGAATACTTCAGGTGCTCTAACATCGCCATTCTTCATGGCCTCTTGTAGCTTAGCAAAAGCTACTGACAGATTGATTGACTTCTCAGCTACCATCATAGGATCAATACTTAAGTACTTGCCAGCACCAGTCGCACCATCTACGCCTAATACTTCGCCCAAGATATTATCGATCGCATGGAACCACTCATGGCCGAGTGAACCGCCACCTTTCATTTTAGTAATATTGATGACACGCTGAACAGGTTCATAATGTGCCAAGGCTCCTTTAGTACCACGGGCACCTAAAGCCAGTGCTAGCCTCCCACCAAAAGCCAAGGACTTAGGATCAATTCCCACAATGTCTGATAGGTCCATCATAGCGGCTGCCGCATTCTCAACGTGAAATTTAGCACTGGTTTTATCCTTCAATACCCAATTACCTGACTGGATATCACGGAAGCCAAACGTATCCTTTAACTCTTCAGTAGAGTTAATCATTACCGGGTCACCGCCAATACGTTCAATACTGTCAGCAACAATCAACTCAAAAGTGCTCTTTCTTTTACCCTTATGCTTGCCTTGCTCATCTGATGGACCTTTATCAGGCTTAATAGTTAATTCCCAGTCATTGTATTTACCTTTAATGGCCCTATTGGCATGTTTGATAAAGGCGTCTGACTGCAGCTCTACAATATTCCAGAATCTCTCTCCTAGTGATATCCATGCTAGGGTTGATAGCGGATCAACCAGCGCCACTAACTTGTTAGCCAAAGCGATTCGTTCGACGTCGTCCACAAGCTCTTTGTACTTATCAATATCCTCATTAACGACAACCGGCGCTATATCTCTTGCAAATCTTTTGTTGAATTCAATATTAGGATATTTCTCAGCAAGCCAGCTTCTCATTGACGTTTGCCGTGCATAGTAGCTACCACGTCTGCGAGCAGCCCTAAAGCTACCACCCACATATTCTACAAAACCTTGCTCCTTGGCAGTATCGTTAGGCACATCCAAGGTTTCTAGTGCAAGCTTTTCAGCCGCCTTGTATTCGCTCTCAAACTCAAAAGACTTATTTTCGATAAACTCTCTTTGCTCTGTTACTTTAAAAACTGCTTGATTATATTGGCCCTCATCCAATGCACTAATAGTGTGACCAGACATTTCGCTGGCAATAGCTTTGAGCTCAGCAATCAGGTCCCTGGTACCAATAATATTTTTATTCTCAGTGAGGCGTGATTTTAGCGTATTGATACCGTTAACATAGGCCCTACGAGCCAGCGCCTTCTGATCAGCAATTGGAATAGCATTAAAATGCGCAGCAAGTCTCAGCTTATTTTCAGTACGGCCACCAATAACTCGGCGCCCTGATGTGCTATTTTGCAAGAAACCCATTACATCCCAATAAGGCTCAGGTGCCACAGATGCTAAAACCTTTTGAATAAGATAGGCGGTACCGGCTTCCACGTTTTGATCTTTTAACGCCTGATAATCGACATTCCCCATAATGTTAGATTTTTTAATCACATCTTCAGCAACTAAAGCATCAGCTTCGATTTCATCCCATTCAATATCAGTAGCTTTAACAGTAATGCCGTCTTTGGCCAAATCTTTAATACGACTACTGGCACGTTCTTTGTGCGACCCTACGATATAGCCGGTATCGGCGTAACGATAATTCTCATCGTTTGGATTGTCACTGTACTCGTCATCAAACTCGCCATCTAATTCATAATCTTTGGCGGCCTGTCGAACCTCTTTTAATGTTAAGTTCCCTATTGCGCCGATATCTTTTAAGACGTTGGTAAGCTCTTTTGCGGCCATTAAGCGCGCCTTTATGTTTGTGGCCGCTTGTAAGCTGGTAAGTGCTGTCTGCAGTCGTTTTAATTGAGCGAGTTTTTGTTTCATAACCATGGGTCCAGTTGATCGTGTTTAGATGATCAATTATGGCAAACAAAAAAGGTATGCTTTTTATAGTGTTCCAACAAAAAACCCCATCATTATTGATGGGGTTTTATCAAGTCTATTAACTACTATTTGAACCTTAAACAAATATTATTATAGATACCGCAGGCACTTTTCTAATGTCTGACAAAAATGCTCATAGCCATTTAGTCCACCATTGACCGTCTCACGGACAATGCGAGCGCCATAATTCATCTTATAGTCTTTGGTTTCAATACCCTTTGAAGTCAGCGTATTTAGTGTATAACCATCATCATACGTATTGATTTTTTCAGCTTTGGTGTTGCAGCCGTTTAACTGCCAAAAAGCCATTGCTGCTTTTACTGCATTCTCTAAATCTTCAATATGCTTTGGGTTTTCGCCAAACGGAATACCTGTCATGTTCTGCAAGATATAGTAGTTACTACGGAACGTGTTTTGAATGATACCGCCACCGCGATAATCCCAACCATCGTTGGTACCAGGACGATTGCCATAACGCCCACCATACAGATAATTAGCCGTGGCCACCTGCCCTTTCGCCAATAATTTTTTAGCCGCTGCAATAGAGGCAATGCGAGTGCTAAAAATCTGGCGCAATCGACCTGCTGTATAAGCAAAACTTTCACGCTTAGCATTAAAGCCGTTGGACTCAACAATGCAGTTTGAAAGAAAAGAACACATTTGCTTTTTAGTCAAAATGTCATACTGCGGTGCGTACTTTAAAATAAGTGGAATCGCTTCAGTATTGACGCCAGGATAAACCTTACGAAGGTTCGCCAATGTGAGATTGTATGGTCTGTTCTCTGTTGATACGGCAGGTATTACACCTAAGCGCTCAATAAGCTCATCGCGAAATGCTGCGTCTTCCATTGCCTTATTGGTAGTATCAACAAGCAGTTGTGTCAGCATACTGGTACCTGATACGTGCTCACGCAATTTGGCAAAGATATCGGTGTCGGTGACTGTGGTAGTAGTCATAAAGCATTACTCCTGTGTAGGTTCGGTTTTGCCGCGCATGATATTAAGCTGTTCTTTTAGCAGCTCATTTTCAGCGGATAATATCCTTGTTTTGATTGATAAAGATCGATTGCGCTTGGTCGCACGGCGTAAAACAAAAGCCACAATCAGCATCATAAAGACCATGATTACCCGTGCTAAAGCACTCTGATAAGAGGGCTCAAATATGGTGCTGCCCCAGTCCGCCCAAATAAGCATGAGCCACGACAGTACGCCCAGCGCCAATATGGTTGATATTGACTTTTGGACCGTGCAAGTGTTTTTACTCATCAGTAGGTAAACGCATACGGTAATACCAATAAATGGGGCAATGAGATTGATCAAGCGCCAGTCAAATAGTGTGTATAGGTAGCTCACTTGTCATCCTCCTTTAAAATCCACGCAGCCAATAACCTAAGGCGGCTCATTGCCATTGTTTTGATACCGTTAAGGGTGAAGGTAGTAAATATTTTTCTTAGACCATCCCAGAGCTCAGTACTACGGATAGCCTCGCCAAGATTGAAGACCAGTAGCGTGCCTGCAAACCCTGAACATAGCCCTGTAAACATCAGCATCGCCATTGTTGGACTCGATACAAACGTAGGTAAAATGATAAATGCGCCGATCAACCCCGCTAAAAACCCCATCACAAGATTCATAAACTTTTGGGTATAAGACAAACGTGCCTCTTTCATTACATCTACGTATAAGGATGCGACCGATCCAATGGCGGCCAGCACCACGGTCAAGATAAAGAATACCCAAATGGGTAAATTTAGGTACAAGAACAAATGCGTCTGACCAAGCTCGCGGGCGAAAACCTCACCACCTGCGCCGACAGCAGCCACATTCGCGCCGTTACCAACAATGTTTGCCAGCGCAATTTTTGCGGTGGCGACTTTGTGGCTCATGCCGTGTCACTCCTTTTACTATGCTAAATTTTATATATTTATCGTCTTGCTGAATTGGTCGTAACAATTGCATTTAAACGATCAATAACCCCTACCTTGTAAAGACGCTCGGCTTCAATAGTTTTTGATACGCGCTCAAAACTTGGTGAGTCTCGATACAACTTTACAAAAGACAATCCCATTTTAAGGGCTTCTGATAAGCTCATTTTGCCGTGTTCCACCATGGTAAAAGCATCCTCAAGCAAGGCATGTTGCAAGTCTTGCGGCCGCCCCTGATAAATGGTCAAGGGTGTGAAATCGTGACGGCTCCATATCGCCGTCACCTCCTGACTTAATAACGGTTAAGCCTTTATTGTCGCTACCTAATTTGACAAAGTGCGCCAGCTGATATGTGCCGTTACTATAGGCATCGACAAGATCGTTAAACTTGCTCGTAGCAGATAAACCGTTGATAAACTTAAATCGTTCTTGAATGGCTGCATTGATCTCGCTGTCAGTCATTGTTGCTGGCATTGGTTCCCATACAACGTCTTCACCACCAATAATGCTGGCTAGATTGCCGCTAAGCTGGCACGCCATTTGTCCGATCAGCCAGTCGGCCACGTTTTCGCAGATCCCCTCTAAAACAACAACATGAGCGCCCAGTAAGTGATTGATTGTCAGCTCGCCCACCTGCACCTCATTTGGCACGTCTGATTGGATGGTTTCAAACATATACTCATCGTTTGCGCCAGCGTCATCAGCGTTGTACTTGTGGCTGGTGGTGGCTTGATGGTTTAGCAGTATGTAATAGCGCTCTTGCGCGGTTAATCGACCTGCCAGCGCTGCATCGCCGATTAAATGGCCGATTAAAGCGCTCAGGCGTTTTTCGTTAAACTCTGACGGTATATGAGCAATGTCTATCGCACCGCCGATAGTGAGATCAGGTAAGCTTACGCTTTCATTTAATAGCTGGATGGTTAGTGTTGTGGTCATGATTAGCGCCTTGTGTCGATGATGTTTTGTGCATCCCATGCGGTTAATGATAAAAATACGACTTGTACCCTAACGGCAATGCGGTCGCCGTCCTTGGTCATGGGGGCCGTTATAGGTGCTGATACACTTTCAATTACCATCGGGCTGTAAGTTTTACCGCCGTATTGAAGTTGTACCAATGGGGGGATAATTGAGGGAAACATGGCCTCAGAAAAACCGTCCTTTATCCCGCCAACTAATAGCGATTGCTTAGATAGTTCAGCGGCTGACGACCATATTTGTAATTGCTGTAAAGCGTCTTCTACCTCAACTTTTGCGTTAGCCCATGCTTGAAAAAACAACGTGCCAGTGATGCGCACAGAGTTAGAAGACGTGAATATCTGACGGCTGTTTAACTTAGTGAAGTTTGAGCGCCCGAGCAAACCTTGAAGTTTGCCCTCAGACTCGCTCAGCATGTCACCCACGCCTGTTACATTAGCTGCCATTGAAACACCCTCGGCAACCGTAGCACCCACACCAGTTGGATCATTTGATAGGGCAAACAAGCTATAGTAAGCGGCGTTAATTTGGCCGGACTGGATCATACCCATTAGGTTAGGTAGGCGCCCCTCAGGGTTTGATGATTCAAACGGCGTGCTGTACTGGCTTTCGATGGAAAAATCGGCATCCTCAAAAATAGATTCAACCGTGGGCTGGCTGGTATCAATGTTATAGGTCTGCTGACCTTGGCCGCCCTCAAAATTTCCCTCAACAACTGGTCTAATTTTTACAACAAGGTTTTTGTTTAAGCCTTTTTCACGCCAAACGCTGCCTAACGTTTTACCGCTAGGCTTTTGGCTTTTGTTGTTGGCTGGTGTGTCCAGCATTACGCGCCAGCCATGTCGGTAAGGGCTCTTAAGCTGATAGCAATCGTTTTTTGCTGCAAGGTCACGCTGATAGCTTCTAGCTTGGCGGTAAGCTCGGCATCGTCCTCAACCTGATCTACCAAGTCGATGAGCTCGTCAGTATCAACTGCCGTGGGGTCAAAGTCGGCGGTGCTCATTTGCTGCTCAATCTCATTGATACGTTTAGCAAGTGCACTTTCAGCTGGCTCGACCGGTAGAGTGGCATCAGGTATGTCATGCGTATCTGTTGTGGTCATATCCTCATCTACCTGTATGTCTAGCGCGTCTGCCAGCGCTGATTGATATTCGTTAGTGTTGTCAGTGAATACGTGCTTAATCGTGGTAATAACGTCAGTACCGCTTGCACCTTTTAATATCTTGCACTCTCCATACGCATTGATCTCAGCACGCAAGTAAACGCCGCCCTTTTCGATCTGAACGGTGATACCGTAAGTTGGGTTAGATTTACTATCTAGGCCGTCAAACATTGAGTTTTGATAAGCGGTAGCGGTAAAGTCACCAACCACAGCATCAGCGCCAAGCGAGATCGCCGCGTCCACGGTCTTACAAACGGCATCGGCAAAATTTAGCGTCTGTCGTGCAAAAAGGCCGCTGTCAATGTGGTATAGGTCGTTATAATCCGATTTATTTTCGTAGTCGTCTTCAAGTCCGACATGAATATCGTCATCGCCAATACCTAAAATGTTTAGCTTGTCCTTATTGCGGTCTAGGAACATTTGCGGGTATTCGCTGCTGTCGATCTCATCGTATTCGTCATAATCAGCTTCGGCTTGCAATTCCTCAGCGATTAGCTTTTCAATACCTTTAAACGCGGGGTATGCGGCCAATAGGTCTGCCACGCCGTCAAAGAATTTAGGCTTACTGTTTCTATAGGCGCGGGTTTGGGCGTTGTCGGGGTAGACGATAAAGCTGCCGTCCGATTGCATGGCTGCTGACCAATGATCTTTTTTGGTGTTGTCCATGTAAGCGATATAGTTGCCGTCTTGATCGCGCTCTACTGGCGGGTAGCTCTTACCAGTATCATCAGCGCTAAAAAACTCTTTACCCTCTTTTAGCTTCATGGACGCGTTGCTTGCTTTGATCACTTCAAGCTGTTTTAGAACGCTGGCATCATCAGGATAATTGCCGCCGCTAAAGTTCTCGCCTTTGACATGGTACTTGCCAGCCTGTTCGGTTACGGTGGCCAGTACGCGGCCACGGCTGTTGACATAAACTGAAACGGTTTTTTCTACTCCATCGCCGCTTTCTTCGTTATCGAAATATTGTGGATAACCGTCTTGATTTGCTTCAATAGCAAAATCCATTCTATCTATAGCGGTCGTGCGAACCCTCACTAACACTGGCTGTTTGTAGTTTTCGACCTGTTCAGCGCTAAACCCAAACTCATTAGCATTTTCAACAAGCCATGCGCGGTAGTTTTCGGCATCGCCATTGTCGTATGCCAGCTTTACGGCCATAGCTCTACCGTTGCCACTTTCAACAACTAAGTCATCACCCACGATAGGCGCACCGTTCCCCACTCGGTCTGTTTGGCCTAGTTTTTCGGGTTGAAGTTTTTTAGCATTGGCCTTGATCGCCTCAACGGATTTTTTATCGCTACGATCACGCGGCTGTAGTGCTTGTGGAAAATCAGGATTGGCAACACCTGCCGCATCATGCGATACGATTAGTTTTTTTGCTTCTACTAGCGCAAAATTACTGCTGATCTTAGTGGCTTTGACTGTCGTCGACTCGTTGACGCTGCCTTTGGTTACTTTGTTATCGGTAGTGGTGTCGCTGGTAAGGTCTAAATCTTCATCAAAGAAAATATTTAAGATCAAGTCATTAGCTACCTCATCGTTCGTTGGCACTTTGTCAAATTGCTTGACACTTTCATTATCATCTTGATAAGATTTATCTAAGCCTTGGTAATGGCTGGGATCGGAGAGCCGATCAAACGATTCGTTTGAGACAGCATCCCCTAGAGCTGCCAAGGCTTCTTTTTTGTTTATTCCAATATCATAAAGCGCTTCGCCTTTATCTGTTTTCTCAAGTACCACTCTTGCATCTCTAGCGATACCATCAACTTCTACCGATACCGTCAAAATATAGTAACCATATATATTCGGGGCTTTGTCTTTGTATGCTTCGGTGTAGCTGTGATACTTACCTTTTTTGATCATTTCGGGAATCGCGGCAACCAGCTGTAATTTGTCGCGGAATGTATGATTTGCTTTTGCAATATGCTTACCACCACGGCGCTTCAAGGCCACATCGCTATCAATAGCTCGGCAAAAAACTACCTTGTCTTTTAGGTTTTCATCAAAATAAGCCATTGCATTGTTTTTGGCGGTTTTGAAGTCTACGCCCTCGCTCACGTCTATCTCTTGACCTGTGATAGAGACTGTCGCGTCCTCATTGCTGTTGTCATCTTTTTTTGATCCCACCAACGTTAACTCGGTGTTTAATATTTGCGCCAAACGCTCGCGGCGCTTAGTAATTCCAATGGTTGTTTGGCCAGCTGATCTCTCGTTGTCCATGATTGATTGAGCAATGCCGATCAAATCTTGCTTACCTACGCGATAAGCAGTCAATAGCTGCTCGTAAGCTGGCATTTTGGCCGCTGCCAGCGCATCAGCCAGTCTAAAAAACTGCTCTTTAGGTAGCGCTTGGACAGACTCTATGGTCATATCCCATTCTTTAAAACGCTTGCTGGACTTAGACAAGCTGCTGATAACCGCTTCCATTTCGTTGTACTTATTGGCCTCGCTTTGGGCTGCGATCTGCTCATCCGTAAGCTGTACGTCAGGATTGAAAATCAGCTGGCTTACTGGCGCGTTCATTTGGCCACCTTCATCAATAAAGGTGGCCATAGTTCCATCAGCTGAATAACTTTTGAACGTACCACGGCTGATCTCGCCGTACTCACCCATCCATATAACCGCGTCACCCTCTGAGAAAGCACCGCCCTTTGGCTTCTCAGGCTCAGGCGCTTTCTCTGCCTCGTCCTTACGCGCTTGCAATGCCATATCGATTTTTTTGTTTAAATCCATAATGTCGATATCTAACATGCTGATCGTAGATTTTCTATCAGCGACCATCTGTTCTGTGTCCAATAGCTCTTGCTCAACCTTAGCTTTGCGTGCTTGCGCGGCTTTAAAGCGTTTAGAGTTCTTAGCGGCCAAACGCATGATACGGCGTGCCAGCGCTGGCAACTGCACGTTTTCGCCGTGTTTTGGTGATAAGGCGGCGGTTACATCACGCTTATTCAACATCCACTTCCACGACACCATGTAGTCGCTTGGTAGCAGTTTGGATGAGGACTCTAGCGGCTTGTGGAACCAAATAGACAGCTTTTGGCCGTCCGACAAATCAAAGACAAACGCGATATTAATCACGCCTTGGCGCTTAAACTCTTTGGTTTGCGTGACGTTGGCCACGTAAAAACCTGTGTCTTTTTCGGCTGGCGTGGTGTCGCCTTTTTCGCGCATGGCTGGCGGTTTATCACCAGCCTGTACCATGGCTTGAAACAAGCGATCCTTTAGGGTGTGTAAGCGGTGTTTTTCTGTCATCAACGCGTCAAAACCCGCCTCCTCTGCGTCCATTTCAAAAAGCGCGTCTGCTAAATCAAAGTCAGTAACAAGTTCATGGCGGGTATCGGCGCGGGTAAGGTCAAGGTATAGGTTGCTGTCTTTACCGCCATGGCTGATTAGATGGTTATCATCGCTCCATTGCACGCTATCAAAAGTGACGCGCTCAGCCTCAACGATCAATTCAGGTGCGGTAATTACTGGTAGGTAGCTTTTGTTTTGTGAGGGGTTGCTCATTAACTTGTTAATGGCATCAATCGACCATGTATGATCGTGATCAATACCGTCAAACTGAGCGGCATTATTGGTGACGAGCTTACAAGTAGCGCCGCCCAAGCTGTCCATCTGTGCATTGGCGATATGTAACGCGTGGTCACTATCCATCGCGCCGCCAATAGCCATACTGTCGATATAAGTGTTTACCGAGTCAAAAACGTTCACAACGTGCCAGCTATCATCAGCACTATCGACCGTGCTATCGAAACCCAAGCTATCAAAGCCTGTGCTATCAGCTATTACGGCTGGCATGTCACGATGTTTGCCAGTGATAGTGCCAGTCTCATAACGGCTGTACCGACTGAACGATTGACCGTTGGGGGTTGGGATGTGGTGGGTGCTGTGCGCTTTATTCTGTGTGGTGTATGCCATTTAGCCGTACCTATGAGTAATTAATAAGATACGGTTATTCTGACAAGTTTTTAGGTGGGCGCTTTAGGGGTGTTCCGCGAGTTAACGCTCAAAAATAAGTGGACGCATTTTTTGAAAAGTGATTGTCTCTTTAACAACCTCACTTCTGCCAATGGCGCTTGCCTCGGTACGTCCGCTTTTGGCCGCTACAATCCAAGATCGCGCAACTGCTGGCGGGTCGTATGTTTTTTTGTGATTGAATAGGCCAATGCTTAGCTTAAAACAATAATCTTTAGGCACGTTTACCGTGCCGTCTTTATTGAACGCCAAGTCGTAGCAAGCCCTGAATGATTTAAAGATTGCGCCTGTGCTTGTTTCGATGAATGTCATGTCCATTTCATCAGCGGTTTTTTGCGTTAAATAGCTGGAGGGTAACGCGCCAACATGAAACGACTCAGCATCAGCACTGCCTAGCGATAAATCAGCTTCGGTCACAAGATAGCTCAACGACTGGTCGGTAAACCATGGTATGCCAGCGCCAATGCTGTAAATATCCTCGATCGTGACAACGTACATACACTGCAATAAGATATCGTGCGCCTTAACTTTGCCATACATTTTTCTAAGATCTTGTATGGCCGCCGCTGGCGATCTAGCTTGTAGTGCTGCTTGGTGGCGCTCTAGGTTCATGGAAAAACTATTAGTAATACGCCCTGCGGTAAAAAAATTATCCTTCATCGTCAAAGTCCAATTCATCAGGTAGTTCATCGTCTTGTGGTGGCGCTGGCTGTCCATCAGGCATCATCATGTGATCACCCTCAGCTGGCGGTGGCGTGGTAATAGAAATAGCGATCTTCTCGGCCATGGCCATGTCATAACCCATCTCGTCTTCTAGTATTAGTTGTGCCGTTTCTTTGTCCAAGCCCAACTCCTTGATCATCTGTATGGCCTGTACCTGAATGGTTGTTGTGTTGGCGCGGTTCTGCTTGTTGTTGAGCGCTTGTGAGGCCGCCGCGTTTTGGTCACTGTAAAAATCAAACTGCCATGGGTACTCTTTAGAATCAAAGTGTTCACCGTACTTGATCCCCCAGTGAATACTCATTAAGTGGTTTAGTGCGTCAATGACAGCCTGACGAATCAACATGGATCTGTTCATAATCTGTGCTGACGTATGGAACGCCGCCCCATCACCTAGACCGCCCGCCAGCATATCAGCCCAGCCAATAAGTGCTAGATCGATACCAAGGCCACCCGCTAAGCGTCTTAGGTTGATCATTAACGTGCCCTCATTAAGCGGCGCTTGGCGCTGTGATATATCCCCCACTGATTGCAATATCTGCTTGTCGCCCCATTGTGGTAATACGTGGTAGCTTGTACCGTACAATGCCTCGCCGCCTTTAAACGCGTCCTCTACCTGTCCGCGATAGTTTTTGAGCATCTTAGTAATGCCCTCTTTGTATTTTTTAGCTTGCGCTGGCGGCATACCCTCCATATTGATCGTTAAAAAGGCTTGCTTTACGCTGTCTGCAATCTGCTGGTTATTGAGTCCAGCACGGCTAATGGTCACGTCTTGCCATGGTTCCTCGATTGGATATAGGAACGAGCCGCCAATTTCACTCGGTAAGATTGGATTGTCATACCGATTGTCATAAATAAGCGTTTTTTCGTCCTGCCATACCTGCAATGGCATTTGCGGCACGTTGGTAATGCGCGGCATCTTTACCCGCAACATTTGCATGGGTGTTAGTTTGGCTATTGAGCGCTCAAAATCCTCCTCCTCTAACGCATGAAAACCGATCGTATCCCCTGCTTGCTCAAACGGCATGATCAGCGGCGGCGCGGTGTGTCGATTATTCATCAAGCCAACCACGCCCACGCGTTTGTCGGTATAAATACGCGCATAGCTATCACCAAAACCGATTGCCTGACGTGCCAGCGAAAAGATATGACGGTTAATAATGGCCGTCATGTGGCGCGATTCGCGCTCCACTTTGTCACGTAATTCTTTGGCGCGGCGGCCTTTGCCTCTAATTCGGTCATGCGGGGTCATAAAGATCATATCCCCTGTCGTTTCGTGGCCACCTAATGCGGCGGTTACGTGCAAGCTCAACGCTTCTGCAATCTGTGGGTCTTTTTGCATTAACTCCCACATGGTGTAGATCTGCTGGCGGGTGCGCGGTATTTTTTCTTGGTTGTAGAACGTGCCAAGTTCAAATTGGTTCATGGCATCATATTGATGGTTTGCGTCATGAATACTGGACGGCGTGCGCGTCTGTTTCATTTCGCGGTGGCCTATCATCATCCCTGCCATTCTGTCAAAAAGTTTCATATTGCCGCCTGATTAATTATTATGGTGCGCTGGTATTGCTACTACCATTCTTAACGTTGCCATGCTTGTGATATCGAACGGATATATTGCCAGCGACAACATCAACCGTTGAGGTGATCTTGCCTGTCACACTCTGATTGCCAGTCATGGCATAGTTGCCAACGTGTTTAACATTACCTTTGATATTGATTGTGTCGGCCTCGATATTTACATTTTTGGCTTTTATATCGATAAAGTCTTTAGCGGTGATCGTCACGCTGGTACGCGCTAATAGCTCGATGTTCTCTTGACGTATGCGGCGAACATCCACGGTTGCGCGGCCTTGACCATGACGGCGATAAAAAGCCACCACTGGCATTGATACATCGCCTTGCTCAAAAAATACCCATACGTCAGCCCCTACCAGTAATTCGCGCTCGGTGTCCAAGTCGTCATCACCAATAGGATAGGCCAGCATCGCGGTGATCCCCTCGGTTAAGCCGTCCGTTAAGCCAGCAATAGTGACTTTTGCGGTACGGTTAGCATTGTCATAGCTCATTAGCTTGGCGGGGTGCATGTAAGGGGATATAAAGCTCATTGTCTGGTGTCCTCTACCTGTGCCAGCCATGCTTTTGTTGCTGCGACTGATCGACCGCCTACCGCCCCTGACTCATAGGTGTGTACGCCAGTGAGCGTGATCAATGATTGCCCATCAACGGATATGGTCTTGCCAGCATCCAAGCGCTCATCTAGCTGGCGCGTGATTGTGGCCTTGGTGATCAGTATGCGGCGTAGGTTTTGTAGTTCGCGGGTATCAGCGCGGGGGTAATACTGTATTGATCGCTCAGCTTTTGCCGTACCTAAAATATCTGAACCGTTATCATCGATGGACAGATAATTAACGTTGCCGTGCTTGATCGCATTTGGGTTATCGATCCACTGGACGGCACTTTTATCAAAAAGTATCGCATCTTCGCTAACGATCTCATTTAGGCGTATGACAGATAAGCCACTGTCGGTACTACAAACTACAGCGGCCTCTCTTTGTAGTGCCAGCGCTATTGTTACGGTTGGCAACTGCCCTTTTAAGCAAGTGAAGCTGGCCAGCTTGATATCACGCTTGATTCTCACCTTTGCGCCAAGTGCTCGGTAAACCTCATTAAAATTGGTGTTCTCTAAGTGCACAGCTTTATTGGTTACGCCAAGTAGTGCCTCACAGCCAGCGATCACAGCGATTACATGAATAGCCGTAACGCGGCGGCCAGCCTTGATCGCTTGCTCGTTTATTACTTGTGACTTAACAATTACCAGCGGCACGCCTTTTGGCGTGGTCATCTTGCGGTCAATGGTAAGTAAATCACGCAATCTATCATCAGCCTTTACCACTAGCTCCAACGTTACTGGTACTGGCACAAGGTCGGTTCGATAGATTGCGCTGATTAAATTACCGCCGCCAATTTGACTACCATCTTCAAGCTGAATATTCACGCGTTTGTCTCGATTAATGATTTGTTAGGGTGTGGCCACCAATGGATCGGTGGCCACGTTTATCAGCGGCATAGCAACCAAGGGCTAACGTTGGGATAGCGCGGATCGTCTTTGGGTATCTCAATGCTAAACGGCTGGAATTGGAACGCCTCTTTTTGCATTGTTTTTACGGCATCATCATATAGCTGGCGTGCCTCGCTTGACGACATGCCAGCGGGTTGAACGCCTAAATTCTGCGCCCCCTCCATACGCCGCGCCTGTACTAGATCACAATGAGCGCGGATGACTGGCTCAACAATTAGCCAGTCATCTACCCCCAAAACCGTATTTTCATCAATCACCAATAATGGCTTAACGCACGATTCATCGCTTTTAGGGCAATGCTGCAACTCGCCTGACCATCCCGCATATTTCTTAGCGTTGATAACAAATACTTTAACAACGTCACTGAGCAATAAAGAATATCCAGTCGTTAAAAGCTCCTCATACAACTCACTGGCCGCATCTTGGATCGTGCCAATGACGTGATTTACGTCTGTGTCATTAACGCTCACAAGGCCGCCTTAACCAAAAATGGTAACGTCATTTGAAGTGAATGATGGGGTTAAGCCGCCAAGAGTGCTTAGTGCGCTGTTTAGCGTATTAGCGAAAACGTCCGTGCCTGTTGAGCCTAATTTGCTGCTATTACCAAAGTAGTTGTAGCGGCAACTTGCCTGTACCTGTAGGATTTGGCTGCGGCTGGCCGCATCGATCTCACCGCCGCCGTCAGCAAACGTGATCGCACAATCGATAAGCTCATATTCGCGCATACCTTTGATGTTATCGCCGTCATCAACAAAACCGTCATAAACGCGTGCCAGTGGAATAATGCCGTTGTGAATATTCACCAAGTCGTCTGCAAACTGTGAGATAACGCCGCTTTCGGTTTCAATAAACGTCCATTGTGACTCAAAGTTGGTTTTACGCGTGCCAGCTGCGTGCATCTGTAAGCCGCGTGCTGCATCCACATCGGCTGAGTCATGGTGGCTGGTAATTGGCCGCTGGAAGTTCTGTAGCAGCATGTATAGGTTCTCGTAGCCCTCAATAACCAAAACGGCGTTACAAGCGAGCATAGCCGCGCCTAGTGACTTCATGGTTTGGTATTGCTTGCGGTATGCTGCAAGGCTTGGGGTGTTTGTCTTCATAGTAACGACCTTTATTGATAAGTAAGTAATAAGGGTTATTTTGACAAGTTATTAGCCGTACCTTTTAGGGGTGTTCCATCGATCAACCGACATAAAAAAAGCCGCCAAGATTAAAGGCGGCTTTTTTAGTGGTTGTTTTAATAAGGCGAAAAATTAACCGCTTGATACAACGTGCCAGCGGCGGCGAACGCTAGCCCTGTGTCATCAGTATTAATGCTTACGGCAACCTCGGGCACGATATGCCATGGCACAAGGCGGGTCATTGTTGGCGCAAGCTCTGATAGCTCCGCAATATCAACGGATGAATCGATCTTAATACGCACGCGGCTGGTTAAAAACAATCCATCACCGCCCTTTTCTCTGACGTGGTTTGGGTAGCTACTGGCCAGCGCTTTTGAGTGCCACAACTGCTTAACTTGGCTTTGGCTTGGGTAAAGCATGTCTAAAACAAATTGTAAGAAAGCCAAGCCGCGTTCGCTGGCCATGGCCTCCCAATTTGCGTAAATGACGCTCATTAGTTTGTCGCTTAGACCGTCATCATCACGCCGCAATACAGCAAGGCCGTTTAGCTTGGTAAAGCGCTCAACAACAGTACGACCGCCCTGCCATGCCGCACCGTAATTGTAGATATCGTTTAGCTGGTCGATCATTTTATCTTGCACAGTATCAACAAACACGCCAGCCATAGCGCGTTCTAATTCGTTGGCCGCGCTGCTATGCAAGATCGGTGATAAAAAATCACTGGCTGTTAGGGTTACATTGTCCATATCGCGTTACCACTGTCTGCCGTTCGGGTTAGGTTGATGGTTATGCTACTGCTACTTAGGTAAGCCCACTCATGCGGCTTAACTGGATTGGCGCTCACGTCTTCACTACTCACGGTAAAATCACTGATACGATCTTGAAAGGCTGATATCTCAGCACGCAAGCGCGTTGCGATCTCTAATTGGTTGAATCCATCGGCGTTATGATGAATGGCGGCAAGGGAGCCTTTACCATAGCTGACCAGTAGCAATTCTTTGATCTGCGTTCGCACTGAGTCCATATCATGCACCGCACCCAAGCGGCCTGTAATGGTGATCTTGTAAGGTCGCTCTACCACGGTTTTAATCCTAACGCGCCCCTCTAGCAAGCTGTCAGCGCGTGCGACCAGTTGTTGAATGTCGCTGATCAGCTGGTTTTTCTCACTGGTGCTGCTGCTCTTGGCTACCACAGCAAGGTTTAGGTGATTGATGCTATCTAATGACGCGCCGTAATATTTCTCATGCGTGGTTTCGTTCCATATCGCCATATAGTCAAAACGGTTCATGAAGTGCTGCATTACCAAAAAGGTAAAGTTACCCATAAAGACGGCGTTACGGTCATACATAGATGGGAAGCTGGCAAGTAGTCTTAGCTGGTTGATCGTTAGCGGGTTCGCGCCAGCACGAATCATATCACCTGCTTTGAAATAGAGGTTTAGCTTGCTTTCGTTGCTGCTATTGATCTCGCTAAGCGCGGCTTGGGATAAGCTGGCGGCTTCGATCTCGCCATAACATTGAGTGATCGCAAACTCATACGTTTCGCCCGCCTGTACGGTCTTACCAGCGCGGTCGCTTGCCCCAAAAACAACCTTGATTGTCACTAGATCATCGCTTTGCAAGGTATAGACTGGCGCATCTATAGCGGCGTTCATGAATTTAGGCGTATGCGTGTAAATATCACCAGTGGTCGTGTTTGTGATCCCCACGCCTGAGAAGTACGCGCCGTCAGTCGTTGATAGCGCCACGGTATAAAACGGCTCATTAATAGGAACCGTCATACTCACGCGGTTAATAATGCTTTGCTCTACCAGCACGGTTTTTTTCTCACCAGCGGCCAAGTTTAGGGCTGCCATAAAGCGCCATTGCCGCCCTGTACCGTCTTCAATAACACGGCCTTGTGACAATACGACCGTGGCTTGTGAGTTGTTTTCTACCGTCAAAAGGTGCTGGCATGGCGTGGCTGTTGGCAACACGCCTTTGTTGATCGCATCAGCAATAATCGTGCGGTTTTTAGACTTGATAAACGGCTCAACCGTGTTTACATCGTTATCCCGCTTTAGGAAGATTGCCGCCTCAACGATCGATGTTAGCATTGCTCTAACGGTCGGATCACCAGCACGCCAGCGCTCGGCCACCTCGGGGTAGTCGTTGATATTACTGCTGATACTCTCTAATAATTTACTGCGCTCTGACATCGTAATAATCCTGATCTGTGGTTTGTGTTGTTGACTCGCCAAGCTCGATGTTAACGCCTCCGACCTTTAGATAAACATACAGCTTGTCATAACCCTCTGTTACCACGTTGATACTAAGCTGGCTATCATCAAGCTGGTTTAATAGCGGTATATCACGGCGCAACTTCGCCAAAAAGCCGTCTGCGTTGTCAGTGTTCAGCTCACGCAATAGCATGTTGCGCACATCAGCGCCGTAACTTTGGCCAAAATAGCCGTTTGGCGGCGTGGCCAGCCAGTGATCAATCATGGCTTTTATCTTTTGAGTATCAATCATAGCCAGCCTTATTTACAACGTTTGGGCGTTTTGAGTATTTGTTGGTTGACTCAGGTAGGGGTAAGTTAGCGAATGGGCTATGACTTACGAAAACGAGCATGACAAACAACCATATTAAAGGCACACCTATACACGCCAGCGCCGTTAGTAAACCTATGCCACCAGCGCCCCAAGTTTGCGTCTGTACCATCAAGGCATAAAAGCGCCATAACGCGAATAAATAAAGCGCGGCGGCTGGCACGGCCAAACTGGTTGCCGCCTTTACCGATCTTGATAGTGCCACGGCTAGCGTATTGGCACTAATGACCTCGCTAAGCCCCTTGATACGTGCGCGGCTGTCAAAATATAAGAAGATAAGCGTCATCCACGCTGCACCAGTCAAAAAAGCGTCTACTATGTAGCTGTTTTGCATGATCTCACCTGTTACTTATTGCTTGCTTTGATTTTGGCCAACTGATCCGTTAGCGCGGCTTTTTCCTCGGCCTTAGTTTTGATAATCGCGTCAAGATCTGCGATCTCGTCAAACAAGGCGTTACGCTGCTGCGATTTATTCATCGGTCGATTGGCTCTACTTTTACCGCCAGCGGGTGTCTTGCGCACTTTCATCTTGGCACGCTTAGCGTCAAACTTCTTTTGCCCTGTGTTGATCATGGTTGCTAGCGCATCGACTGAGGCATTAAACGAATCGCTATAACTGTTGTCAAAATCACCTGATAGCGGGATCATTTTGCCGTTAACATCAATGCGGAATATGTCGTATTTTTCGCCGTTATCAACCAAGCGTAAATAGATCTTAACCGTTTGGCCGTTCTCTAATGCCATGCTGACTGGGCGCACGCTTGCGCCTGATAGCCGCTTTACCTTTTCAACGGCTGTGTCTACTATCTTTTGTTTGGTGCTACGAGAAAGGCGTTTTGAGAAGTCGGCCACTAATTTTGTCTTTGCTGTAATGTTTGATAGTTTCATGGATCACCTGTATAAAATAAACGTTAGCGTTCTTATCCATCTATTGTAGGTTGATAGCCTGACGGCTTACTGGCGGTGTTCCAATAAAAAAGCCGCCCCATATTGAGGCGGCTTTTTTAGGCTGGCATGTCGTTATTAAGCGTTAAAATAACGCGCTGATCCTGCCTTTTGTAAAGCGTTCAATCGATTTTTATTGCCTTTGTAGAGGTTCATGCGCATACCTTTACTAAACGATTTCATCTGTTTTTTGATCGCGGAACCAGTACCCGCTTTGCGGCGTGCTTTTTTGAGCGCGGCTTTTTGGCCAGCTTTAAGTAGCGGTTTGCCGCCAATACGCTTGTTAATGGTGACTTTTTTACCGTTACGAATGGCTTTGACTGCTTTGTAAGTCAGCGTTTTACCGTTAACTTTTTTCACTGTCTTTTTACCAACGCGTAATTTTTTGCCAGCGGCATCAAACTGTGGCTCTTGACCATTCATGCTATCAAACGATTCTTCTGCATCGTCCACGTCTTCATCGCTATAAGCAAACGCGGCCACAAAAAGATCAAAATCATCACCGTCATCAGGCATGTTTTCTAGCACAGTTTCGGCGGCGGCAAGTGCTGCTGCATCGGCAACCTCAACGTCATCATCAAACAAATCATCAATCACTGAGTCTTCAACGCTAAGCGTTGATAGTGCGTCTGCTACGTGGGCTGAGAATACGACCTTAACGTTTTCATCGATACCCTCGATATCTTCATCGTCATCATCGACAAACGCTTCAAGCATCAACGCATCTAGCACTTCGCTTGGCAAGATATCTTCATCGTCATAGTCGGCTTCTGATAGCGTAGCGGCCAGCATAAACGCGACCGATAGCGCCTGAATACGCATTTGACTGTTAGCGACCATAGCCATACGCTCGCTGATTGGGTCAGCCCCTAGCTTATCGGCGGCATCTTTTGGGTTCATTGCGTCAAACTGGGCTTGTTGGCGCTCATGGTTACGGTCGCGGCGGCGCTGGTTCATCATTGGGTTTAGCATAATTTTTCCTTGAAAATAGTTACTTACATGAGGTTATTGCTGATCACCAACGCTGGCGTGCTGGTGATCAAGCGGGTTGTTACTTGGTAATGGTGGTTTCTAAGAACGCCTGACGTGCGCAACCTTGCGGACGGCGGCTAAACTTAATATCAACTTTTGAGAACGGATCATCGGCGCGAGGGGTAATGCTTAGCGCATAATAACGACCGCCAAGCTCTGACGACTGCACCAATAAGCCTTTACCGCTGTCATCGACAACACAAGCATCTAAGAAGCGCTCACACTCGCTGGTCGCGTCTTTGATATAGCTGCTCATGCCTTTTAATAAATGCTTTTTAGCAATACCAATAACAACGTTTGCGGTGTAAGTCTCGATCTCTGAGGCATTGATCAAACGCAAGGCGCTTGTTTTGCTGTCGTACTGGGTGAGCGCATCGCCATAAATCCAGCGATCGCCGCCCTCAAAACGTTCATTGATAACCACGTTCACGCCAGCGCTGGCAAGCGCGTTTTGCGCTTCTTCATCAAGCGATAGGCCGCCTTTTTTCTCCATATCACGGAACGATAAAGGGAAGTCATAACCTGCGATCGGACGGTAAATAGGCGGGATTCCTGCCGCGTTGCTGGCTGCATTTCGGATCAGTAATTGCGCTAGGTAGTCACCAACACAAGGCCGCCATTTTTTACGCGCCAGTACGGTTGCTGCATTGCTTGGGCGTGACTTGTTAGGGTTCCAAAAAACCCAAAAACGGTGATCGTTAATGTTTAGCGTTTCAGCCAGTGCTACCGCTGATTGCCAGTCGTTGATATCGCCAATATCAAGCAATACGTGACAGTTTAGCTTGCCCATTGTCTCGGCCAATGCTTCGATATTTGGTAGGCTGGCCACGTCACAAGTTACTAGGTAACGCGGACGATCGCGCATGTCTAACAATGCGTTTTTGATCTCTGTCGGTGTGAGGTCGGTTACGGTGCTGGCTGGTACGGCAAGCTCAACCTCTTTCACGCGATAATCGCCAAGCTGGTTTAACGCGCCCATGGTATCAAGCGCTGTCATGATCGCTGCTGCATCAGCTGCGTTATAGCTTGTGGTAACTGTCTCAAAAAAATCATACTGGCTGTCTAACGCGCCGTAGAAGTCTAACTTACTGGTAATATAGCCAAAATCATCGCCGTGGTGCTCCTCTAGGGCTTCAACGCCGCCGCCAGTGTATAAGCGGCCTGTCAACTCGGTTATGACGCTTGCATCTATCTTATCGGTAAGGCTGATCTTAAAAACAAGATTGTTCAAGGGGTCTGCTGACTCGGTAAAGGTTTTTTCATCAACTGCCATGACTTTTGCCACAACATTTGAGTCAAACGCGTATTCTGTGACAAGCTCAATACTTGCCAGCGCTGCGGGATTTGGTGATTCCGTCAGCGCCATAGAAGACGCTAGAATACTTAAATAAAGGGTCTGAGCGCTCATAATAAAATGCCTATACTGTGTTGGTATTCCATCAGTATAGGCAAGGTTTGATTTACGCTTTTAGGGGTGTTCCATAGCAACTATTGCCACTAAACATCCTGCATGAAACTCTCTATACGAGTCGTATAGTAATTAGAGCGCAATACGATCACATCGTTGGCGCTATCGTAATAAGCTGGCGATAAGCCTCTGTCGTCAAGCTCACTCAAACGACCTGTGAGCATAATTCTTACGCTATCAAACATATCTACATGTTCAGGATGATCACCTTGAAACAAGCCGCTAATATCATCTTGCGTACAACGATGGATCTTTAGCTCGATGGGTTCGTAATGAATCTGAAACTGACTTTCATTAAAACCAACATTATCAATAAGGTTTTGCAACTCGCTAGCTGGCGTATTATCAACAAGATCTGTCCAATTAAGCGGAACGCCTACGCCTATCAAGTTTTTAACCCCCTCTTTTAAGCCAGCATCGTCATATCCTGACAATGTAATGCTAGATGCGATATTTGATGATGCTGGCTCGGCGTTATTGTTAAACACATCGTCAAGAGAATTGGCGTTTTCGTCAACGGTAAATCCAACCTGTATCACCTTCACATCACCCTCAGGCATAGGCATGGGAACAAGTGGTAGCATGTTAAACCAGTTAGTAAAACCTGAAAAATACTCACCTAAAAAACTAAGTGCTATAACCTGCTCTATCATCACCTCTGGCGGCGCAATGTCTGCGAAATTATAAAAGTTTTCAATAACGCTTTTAAGCTGTACTGGTTTGTTACCTATTTGCACTTTCAAACACGCTGCAACTGAGTTCATAACGGCGCAACTCCTCTATCAAAAGGGATGACTGACGGTGGGGCTATCAATTTAATGTAATTAACATTGGTGTTAGCTGGCGCTTGCTCCATACCCCCTGTACGCAAGATGCTAACCTCGCTGATACCACGCTTAAATGCGTCCTCAACGGCCAAGTAACTTGGGTTCGATGGATCGCGCCCTAACAACGCTTGGTAATTGTTGGCCGTCACTTTAAACGGCTTATCCATGCGACCACGCTTGAAACGGCCAGTAATAACACCATTGGCCAATGACGGTAAACTGGTGCTTTCTGAGTTGTCTATAACGCCTTGATACTGGACACCAGCGGCGCTACCTAATGTTTTGCTCTCAATCATAATCAATCCTATTAATAAGTTTAAGATAGCAGCCGCAATAAGATTGCGGCTGCCATGGTCGCCAGTCGCTTAATTAAGAACGCACAACTTATTACCGCGAGTGTGATTATATTGCTTCACGTTACGCATGATCTGATCTACACCGACTAAGGGTGTAGGGTAGATTTTGGTTTTTTTCTTTGCTGGTACTAGCGTACTGGTTGCTGTCTCGAAAAAAGGGAACGCCCCCACATTCAAAACCTCCACATAGTCTTCATTGTCTATTGCTGTGGTACTGGTAGGCTCTGACACCTCGTTAGATTGACTCCTACGTTGAAACCAAGGTTTTTGTGGCGTCGGCTCATCGGTCGGCTCATCCGCTGGTGCTGGATCTGCTGCGTCAGCTGGCGTGTCGGTCGGCTCGTCTTGCTGTACTGGCTGCTCATCGGTCGGCTCGTCTGCTGGTGCGTCCTGTGGCTCTGACTGTTCGCCGTTCGCTTCGGCAAGCACGGCCTCAAAATCAAAGTTGCGATGATCGAGCAAACGCCATGTAAGCTCTGACTTGTTATCAGCACTTAGGTAATCAACCTCGGCTTCGGTCAATAGATATTCTAGCTGATCAACGGTATATTTTTTATATACGCGCTTAAACTCTGTCATCTGCTCTAGTTGTTCAAGGTTGTCAGGTAATTGCTTTACGTCTGTCATTTGGATAATCCTTTGGTTTGGTTAAATATGAGATTAAAAAAAGCCTTGCTGCCACTTATGACAGCAAGGCTTTAGTGGCTAAACCTGTGCTTGTTTATTAAAGCGCTGGTAAGTTAATCATTTCGATCAACATGCACTGATTGCGATAGCGTGGAATTGGGTTAACCTCGCCAGCCATGCGGCTATAGATCGCCACGTCTTTTTCAAACGCGCTGGCATTTGATGTTAGTACCATTGGCGGTACTGCGGTAAAGCCTACAAACGGTGCTTGTGCTGGCGTGATAGCGCGTGGCACTAGCAATGCGTGTGCTGTAGTGGTGTCTGTTTCTTCGTCAAACACGCCCATGCTTGATGGGACGTAATAAACGTTTGCGCCGTTGTTTTTAAGACGGCCAATACGATAGACAGAATATTGATCACCAAACGGTACGCCTGTTGATTCGTAATTTTGGCCACCCATGCCTGAGAAGAACGCCGCGCCGCGATCTGAAACATAAAGGTCGTAACCTGCAATCGCCGTGTTAATAGCGCGAGACAAGCGAGTACGTGCCAGCCCTAACGTGATATTAATGTTAGAGAACGCATCAGGTAGGTTTGTTGGTGACACACCAGTCTTGTTAAAGTCAAACGTAACCACGCGGCCAGTTTTCGCGCTTTGGTCTGATAGACACATATTAAATGCGGTACGCAATAAGCGGCCTGTCTGCTCAAAGTAGTAACGCTGCATAGCGATTGTTTGCGCGGCTCCGTACCAGTTGATACCAAGCTCATTAGATAACTGAGTGATCGCATCGATTGACGCGGTAGAACGCGAACGATGAGGGGCTGCATAGATAGAACGGTGTAAAAACTCCATGTCTACCGATGGTTCACGCAAAATGTTGTTGCCGTTGCTGTCTTTACGCTCATAGTCAAAGACAAGCTCAAGGCTAACATCGTCAGCTTCAGGATCAACGCCGTTTGTTGTGTCAAAATTAACTTCGATAGTATGCGTATCAAGATCGGCAACGGCGGTCGTTACGATATAAGTATCTGTACCGATCTCAACTGGATCTAGCGGCTGTAGAACACTACGGCCACCATTGGTCGGGTGATCACGGTGCTTGTCGTTGGCAATCTCAATGCCCTTAATCATAATGGCAACACGGCCACCTAAGAACGGTGCAACGGCTGAGTTTTTATCCACGGTAAATTTAACAGTTTTATCGCCGCGCTTTTCAGCGGTATAAGCGACATGAGATTCTAGCGTGAACGTGCCAGCGGCGGTCTTTTCCATGGTCAATGTATGACGGTTTTCTAGGTATGGCATACCCGCTTTATCGCCGTCCATCAACTCACCACGGCGCATAACGCCCATGTCTAAACCTGCGACAGCTGAACCGTAAACGATTGGCAATTCGTTACTACCCATTGGGTTAGGTAACATTGATAGCAGCGGTAGTGAATTAGAAATACCATAAGCAATAATTACTTGTGTTGCGGCTGGCACGATTGATAACGCTTCGTGGTGGCCAAGTGACAAGCTATCAAACGTAGGCTCTGAGTTGTTATCGTACTTTTCAGCACCACCAAACGGCGCTGCGGCTGTGGTCAATGCTGCTGCGATTGCATATTCTGACGGCATTTCACCACCGTTACGGCGCTTAAATTCAACAATACCGTCTTCTAAACCATCAAATACCGCTTGCTGGTCTTCTGCCATGTATTTACTGTTTAAGATACGCTGTAGCGACTCAGGCAATTCACTCATTGCTGCTTCACGGCCTTTGGTGTGACTTGCTAGCATTGAGTCAAACGCTGCTACCTGATTATTGCCATTACTCTTGTCTTCTAAAAAGCGCATAAGGCGGCGTGTTGCTTGTACCTCTTTATGTGCTGCTACATCAAATACTGCGGCTTGCTTCTTATCCATGGGGTTAATCCTATGTGGTCGGTTGGATAGTGATAGAACATCTAAACTGATAGGATTAATGTTAATAGCGTTTCAAATGGGCGTTTTAGGGGTGTTCCAAACGCAAAAAAGCCGCTTATTAGGCGGCTTTTTTAATGGCTGACATGTCGGCTTTTACTCGTAGGGTGTGGCCACGTCTTTTATGTCGGCTTCATCGAACGCGTCAAGATAATCAAGATCGAACCGCTGCGCCAGTGCATATCGCTTGCCAGCGCTGGCAAGCATTGCTTGCGCCATAATACCTGTGACTTCGTGGTATTCCTTATGGCCATTTAGCATGAAACAAAGAAGATCGCCTTTTTTTGGTTCCCAGTTTGGCATATTTTTTAAGCGCTCATCGCCCTGTAATTCGATATCGTAAGGCTCAACAAGTACGATCGATGACATTTCTTCGGGCAAAACAAAATTGCCAGTATCGTGAAACGCGCCGCCCAAGCTATCGAGCATTAAAACCATCGCATGACCTAATGGCTCATAATCGATCGCGTGTTCATCGCTATTGCTTACCGATCCTAAGCCTGACCAAGTATCGCGGTCGCGGTCGTTGGTACTGTCATCGACTGGCAAAACCGTCCGTCTAAAAGCGAATGTCGGTATCACTGACTGGCTTCGTAACGTAATAAGGCGATTGGTCAAACGCTGGCCGTTCGTCACCAGCTCGTTTTCTATCCGTAAGCTCATTTGTTGCCCCATTTTTTCTGATAGTTGTTAATTTCGGTCTGATAGATCTCTTTAAAATTGGCTGGCACGTTCTTTTTGCCCAGCTGATTTTTGGCGTACTGGTAGCTGGCGCGTTCGGCTTGCGTTGGCTGGTGAGGTGATTTGGCTTGCTGGCATTTCTGCTCAGCCTTGATCTGCTTTTGCGCGGCGGTAGCGGCTTGCTTGATCTTTTTGCTCCAATGCAAATGGCCATTCCAGTTGTTAAGCGCCTCTGTTTGCTTCATGGCTTCACGTTCTAGCGTCTTGGCTGGCCTACGGTGCGACTTAACTTGGTTACTGGCCTTGGCTATGTCTTCACGCGCATAATCTTTGATCTTGGCGATCATGTGCGCACTGATAACGTACTTCATGACACGTAAGGCATGCTTACAAGCCACGCCAGTTAGTTTGGGGTTACGTGTTGAGGGGTATCGGTTTTCATCAAGGCCATAATTGTACTTGCCCACGGTGGCCACATACCTGTACCAGTAGCGATGACGACCACAGTCACAATCAAACCGTATTTTACCGTCAATGACGGCGTTCTTAACGTTCACCACGCTTGGCGCTTTGGTACAGCCTAGCAGCAAGTTTGGATAGTCGAGCAACTGCACCGTCACATAGTGGTGCGTGTCCTTACTACCGATACCTGCGTTCGTGACAAAATGGATCACGTTACCCTTGCGCTTAAAAACGCTGGCAAGGTGGATCTGAGTATTAGCACGCTTGATATCCTCTACGCGGGATTGATTGATCACCTGTTGCGGCGTGATCCCGCCTAAAAACTTGTTTGAGGCCGCTTTGACATGGGCGAGGTAGGCATCAAGTATCGCGGCGTTAAGCGTCTTTTTTAACTCACGGTTGCGCTTGGTATCGCCTAGCGTGAACTCTAGTAACTCGCCAGCGCTAATGCCAGCCCTGTTTTTGGCCGTCTTAACCAATGAGGCTAGCTTTTTGGTCGTCAGGCGTTCGCCCTGCTCGATATCCTGCAATACGTCTTTAAAATACTGCTTTTGGCGGCTGGCGTGCTTGCGCTGCTGACCAACGGTTTTGCCTGTCTGTGTGCGCCAGCGTCTAAGCTCGTCAAGCGTCATGCCGTTAAGCTGTCGATCTTGGTAACTGGTGCTGTCTTCACGATCAGGACTCAAAAAGTCTTCGGGATAATTATCCATAGCTCATAAAGTCCTTGCTTAAACGGGTTCGTTTAAGCTGCACCAAGTTGGCTGGCAAGGGTAAAAATATGGTACGGCTTAGCAAGGGTTCTCCTATGCGATTAGTGCCAGCGCATAGCATTACCACGTCTGCATTATCACGATCACCATACACACGATAAGCGATAAGGCTTGGGTCGTTGATCTCGTCTGTACCAACATCCCACACGATAAGCTTGTCGGTACGCGATCGGCGTACCAATAAATCAACGTGCGTTCTGACGGCGTTTAGGTAGATATTTTGCATGGTTAGATACGCTCCCATATATGACTGGTATGTAATGGGTAGGCTTGTGGTCGCTGGCTTATGGCCTCAGTCGTCATGCCCTCTATCCCTAAAGTTATTTGAGGGGAATCGATAAACGAATCGTTAGCATCTGTCGCTACAATGATCTTGCCAGTAACACGCCGCCATTGAGTGCTAACCCCTAATAGCTCATCAAACAAGGCTTTGGGGTTCGCTTCGCTGTGGTAGAAATAACCAATAGGGAACATGGTATCTAGCAACTGTTGAAAGCGCGGAACGGTTAAATACTGATCATGGGCATACTGATCGCCTAAGTGCGACTCCATAACAGCCAGCGCTGGATTGTCGCTGGCGTTACTAATGACTGACACGCCAGCCGCTTCACTCTCACTGAGCAACATGCCAAACGAGGTGGCAATATTGCTTGTGGGGCTTGTTGAGAAAAAGGGCGTACTGTTTGAACTGGCGATCGCAAAAAGAATACCGCGATCGGTGATCAAACCGACCTCAAAAATAGAATGGCCGTTTGGTGTCTTGGTGTCCGCGCTAAATCTTAAAACATGGCTGATCGGTTCAACGCCGCCACTTATAATTGGGGTTCTGACAACCTCGTTTGACAAGGCTGTCTCACTGCCACTCGATACGCGCTTGGTGCTACCCAGTGCCACATAAGCCAGTTTGACCGCGCCGCTGGCAAGGGCGCTCTTGCCAGCATTGGTTACTATAAATGTAATAGGATCTGCCATGATTAACGCCCCTTGGTTGTACCAGCTGAATAGTTGGTAATGGTTGCGCTACCCTCTTTAACGTAACCTGCAAGGCCACCGCTGGCCGCTGGCGTTGTCTGAATAACAAAGTCGCTTGGTATATCTTCAATGGCTGTAATGTTGAAAGTATTAGGCGATCCTATGGTGTAAACACTAACATGACTTAAATGGCCGCCCTCTCCGCTTTCGCCAACATCACCGCCGCTACCTGCACGCATAAAGGATTCGTAACTTTTGCCCTCAAACGCTCGTTTAGCATGCGACCTTACGAATGAGGTTGTTGAAGTAAACCCTAAGCCACCCTTACCGCCCTTTAAAGTCTCGCCAGCAAAAGGGTTTTGCATAGGTAGGCTTGCTTTGTATGTCGGGCTATTACCTGCCGTCCACGTATCAACAAAATAGGTGTTAGGATCGTTAAAGTAGCTGTCTGACACGCCAACGCTATCAGCTGTCATATAGCCTGTTTTGGGGATAGGCATAGTCACTGTAACCGCCGTTCCTTTAAGCCCTAACGCGTCAACAATAGGCGCGGCGCTATAGCCTGTCGTGTAGTTGTACTCAGTGTTGCGCAAGTAGTTAGCGAACCAGTTTTTTTCATCAGGTCTGAGGCTAATATTTGAAATATCATCATTTTTGCCCTCGACTGGCACGTTAGCAAGTCTTATGATCTCTTTTAGGTTGTCGATAGCAGCACTGTTAATGGTTGGCTCATTTAACCACCCCTCTATATGCGTTCTGTTGTAAAACGCCTCCCCTAAAGGTGCGCCGCCACCGCCTGAGCTATCACCGCCCATGTAAATCTGATAGTTGTCTGATTCTTTTAAGCGCCAGCTACCGTTACCCCCGCCGCCACCGCCGCCGCCAGCAATGAGGCCGTAATTTTCTACTAGCATATCACCCTTGATCGCTGTGCCGCCGTTACCGCCTTTCGTTGCGAGTAGTTTTGGTGTTGAGGTGTTTGCGCTAAAATTACTGTAACCGTCAAGAAAAGTGCCACCAAGCCCGCCCGCGCCACCGCGCCCTAAAATGCGTCCGCGATTCTCAACAACAATTTGAGATCCTGACGGCCATTTATCACCGTCTATCAAGGCTGGCTTGCTAGTGTTGGGTGCGATAATATCCACGCCAGCATCAACGATAAAGCGGATCTTATCGGTCGATGTAGGGTAGCTGCCGCTTTGCTGTTTGTAGTATTCATCAAGCTGCATACCATTGGTCGTGCTTTGCGTGATATGCAATGCTGTTTCGTTGTTGCCAAGATCGTTGATAGGTACGTTTATTGATAGGCTGGCGGGTGCGCCAACGGTTAGCCGTACATGCTTTTGCGGCTCAGCGGCGTTGTCATCAGGCGTGGTGGTAAAATCAATCGTTGCACTACCATTTTTTATAATAACCGTGCCAGTCTGAGACTTATCAGGCGAGGTTACATCATTGCTTGCGCTATTTAACCGCCCCTCTTTCACCGTCCAGTCTAAGATCTGCCCATCAGGTATGTTGTTTGCCGTCACGGTAAAGCGTACCACGCCGCCCTCAGTGACAGACGATTTGTTGGCGCTGATATTCCATACTGTCACGATCACATCGTTTGGATCGTAACGCTCAAAAATATGGGTTGTTTGAAGCGGGTAGACGTTTGGCCGTTCGTTACTGCCAGCAAGATCGGTCATACCCTTTTGGCCAAGCGTTAAACCTGCGTCCTTAATGTAATTGTCATTTGGATCTGTACCGACAATAATTCTGCCAGCCAGCCTACGCCATGACGTATCGATACCTAGCAGCTGGTCAAACTTGGCTTTAGGGTTGGTTGTACTGTGCGAGTAGTACAAGTAACCCATAGGGAACAATACATCCAAAAGGAACTGAAAGCGGCTGACTGCCACGTATTGAGGGTGCGGGTTCACGGCGGCTAAGTGGTTTTGCATCAGGGTATTAGCAAGGACGCTATTGTGATCTGTGTTGACCGTAATGCTACCTGCATCAATATCGTCTACCGCCAAGCCAAACGAGGTCACAAACGCGATGTTAGGGTAAAGCGTGACAATAGGGCTGCTATTGGATGCGGCCACCGCAAACAATACGCCTGACTTGGTAAAAATCCCCATTTCGTAGACTGGCACGATAGTATCGCTATAAATCGTGGTAGAAAATCGCAAGGTATTTTCGTCAATCTCAGCGGACACAACGCTACCGCGACTGATCTCGTTTTTTAACCCAGTTTCATTGCCTGTTGGGGTGTATTTACTGGTTCCCACAGCCACATAAGACAGATCAATCAATATCTTTGCGCTATCGCCGCTGGCCTCCAATGCTGCTTGCTTGCCAGCCTTGGTTATTTTGAAAATAACAGAACTTATATTTGCCGCCATAATTATTGTCCAATATGCAATTTACGTGTATGGCTTAATTTTACAGCGTGCCAGCTGGCTTGATGGGCTGTGTTCCACCACTTTGACTGAGGGTCATGGCGGGGTTGTTGTCCCTTACTATTTCGCCTCTTTATACAAACAATGGTTCATTAAATATAAAAACGGCTTTTTTATAAACCGTTGATTATTAGGGTTATTTTTTTAAATGGTAAATTGGCCAAAAAATTTACCAAAACTAATGTTTACTTTATCCCATAAGCGCGGCCAGCTCGTCCAAGTCCTCCCATTGCTGTTTATCCTTATCGCTGCCCTTAAATCCGACCTTGTTGGCTGGCGTGTAATTGATATTCTCCATAAAGGCGAACGCGAACGTATCGGCAATATCGGGTGAGGTGATACCCTCTTTTAGCATGTCCTTTTTACTGGTGATCCCCCAGCGTGATTTTTCATCAAAGAAGTACGGCAAGCGGCTCATTTGCGTTTCAAGGTTGGTGACAACTTGGTACATGCGGCGCACTTTTGGCGCTATGCTGAATATGCCACGCTCAACGGTTTTTGCCATGGTCACATAAGCGTGAGCACGTTTGTTGAAGTAAAGCGTTTTTAGGTTGTTATTGAAACAAGGCACGCCCCAGTTTACCGTTTCAAAATACAAGCCCTCAGCTTTAAGTGACTGGCATAAACCCATACCAGCGCCCATAGGATCGATAACAATGGTCGCGCCAGCATATTCGGCAACCGTTGCATAGATCTTGGCTTTAAGCTCGTTAATATCGGCTCTGTTGCTAAATAGCGGTATATCAATCAAGTGGGCATGGCGCTCAATGCGGCCTTGGTAGTCCTTATCCACGACCTTAAACACACTAATTACGCTGCTATCACGGCCAACGTCACCGCCAACGTCCACGGTTATGATATAGCCGTACTCGTCTTCCTCAGTGATCGCGGGTTTACGCTTTAGCATTTGCGTTATTTCGGATCGCGTCAGTAAGAATTTGCCCTTTAACTCAGGGAACTTACCGCGTATGCGGATCATGTAACCTGCATGATCACGGCTGCCATACTGGTATAGCGCCTCGATCAATTTAGATTCACTGACTAGCGGGGATAATTCGCCGTTAAACTCCAATGCAATCCACACGCCGCCGTTATGGTGGCTTAGCTTATGGTGTGTGTCATAGAAAAAGCCTGTATTGGTCGCGGGCTGGCTCGTCAGCACGGCTCTGTTGTTTTCATGGGTCAAGGCACCGATAGCAACTTCCATCACCGCATCATCGATACCGCAAGCCTCATCAGCCCATACCATATAATGATCACCATGCTGGCCAGCAATGTTGGTCGGCTGGTGTTTGGGCGCGGTCTTAGCGAAAACGAACCACGTATCTTTAAAGCCCTTGATGTATATCTTTTCTGTCAGTACCACGACAAAATCAGCCAGCCAGCCAAGCGCGGGGTTATTACGCAAGCGCTGAATACAAATATTAATCTCTTTCCAAACGACCGTCCTTAACTGGCCAATTTGCGGCGCGGTAAAAAGCATGACGGATTCAGGGTAAAAAAGTAAATGCCACAACGCGATAATGCCAGCACTACGTGATTTACCTGTACCGTGTCCTGACGCAACGGACGTGCGACTACTTGGAATTTGGATCGATTCAAAAAGCAATTCCTGCTGCGGGGTTACGGCCTGTCCTGAATCGATCGTCATGTCCAGCGCTTCAACCGCAAAACGTGTTATGTCATAGCGGTATCGGTCGCACACTTCTAGCCATTCGGGTAACTCTAATAAACTATCAACCATACCGCCGCCGCCTAGATACTAAACGGCATCATGTCGAACTCGTCAGCTTCGGCCTCTTTTGCTTCGGCTTCGGGCTGGCGGGTTATAACATAGCCGCCGTGGGCTGATCTTGCCGCCCATACTGCAAGCAATACTGCAATATGGCCGTTATTAATCCCCATGCTGTCAAAATCGAGCGCCTTACCGCGCTCATCGACCTTACGTGTTTGGATCACCTGTTTAGGGTCGTAACGCTGCACTGAGCTATCGATCACTAGCAAGCCAGCGGCTAAGCTGGCCTTATAAGCTGCCATAACCGCTTGCATCTGCTCTTTTTCATTGAACGCCAAGCCCCAGTGATTGAAGACGTTAGGCGTATCGGTTACAACGATCGTGTCACCTTTGGCGGCTGGCTGGTCGCGCCATTCAACCTCTTTACTGATCAAAATCTTACCGCTGTCAGCAAGGGTTACGGCCAAGATGCGCACGGCTTCACCGTCATAGGTAGCGGCGCGTGAATCAATGTAGATTGCGTGCGGGTTGGCTGGTTTTTTATTACTCATAGCGCGTCATCCTTAATATCTTGCTGGCTAATATCACCAGTCATAGGATCAGCTGTTACGCGGGTGTGTCGGTTCGCTTCACACTCGATAATGTCGGCCTCAATGACAAAACTATTCAACTTATCAGGCGGGTCACGGTGGCCGCCCACTGGTGGCAAGTTTGGCGGTATGCTGCCGTCAGGTTCGCCAGTGTCGGTAATGTCGTCATCATAGCCGTCAAGCCCCACTACGTTTGGCTCAGCACCTACCACAATGCAATCAACCGTTACGGCGTGCACAGTCTCAATGCCTACGTCTGCCTTATCAGGGTAAAGCGTGTTTTCTACGACTCTAAAATTCCATACATCCTTAATGATTGACTCGCCAGCAAAACCCAGCTCATAAGAAACATCGATGCCGCGCTTGGCTTCATGCTTCCAAAAGTTAACAAACTGATTGGCAATCGATGAGGCCGCATGAGGATCAGGGGCAAAAAAGGCTATTTGGCAACGATAAGACACGGCGGCTGTCCTCATTTGCACCACGCGCCGTAATGGGTCGGTCGGAACTACCACATTTTGCCATGTTGGGGAACCAATAACCGCTTCACGTTCGGGCGGGGATTCAACGGCACTTATGGCCGTCACCATGATTGGTAGGTTTACTGACGTGCCTGAGTTAGTCGTATCACCCATGGCCTCGGCGTTTTCGTTCTGCTGGACAGCTTTTAGCATATTTTCAACGTCATCAACCATGCTGCCTTTGGCCACGATAATAGCGCCCTCAACGCGGCGCGTTTTCCAGTCTCTAATAGACTTTTGGCCAGCTGGCGTGCACCACTGGCGAAAATCCCTTAGCTTTAATCCCCATGCGTTCTGTATTGATTCCAGCGGGGATAACAAACGGCTAACCTTGTTCATAATATCCCCTTAGCGGCCTTTGAAAATGCGGGTGCGTTCACGGTGATGTGCCTCTTGATCCGCTTTGGCTTGCTTGCTATCGGCTATCGTGCGTAGATCAAGATCACTTGTGCCTTGCGCATTGAAGTTATCCCACTGCGCCATAGCTTGACCAAAATCAACTGACGGACAAATCAAGCTGTCAAAAACCTCTTGTTTGCGGTCGTGGCGGCGCTGGCGTAGGCGCTCTAGTTTCTCTTGGCGGCTAACCTGCTCGTCCTGTGATCGCATTAATTCGTTTTGGTAATGACTGATCATCACGTCCGCTTCGTTGGCGGTCGCTATACTGTCGTACTGGTGCAAAATAGCGGCTTCAAGTGCTGCCTTGTGGCTGGCTTGCTGCGGGGTTAGGCCGTCCATACTGTCAAACGCCATTTCAGCTTCATCTTCATCTAGCCAAAACAAGCTATCGAACGTACCGCTACCGCGATTGGTGTTGTAATTAGGCTGGCGAACGTAGTCGAACCCATAAAATCTTGTGACATCAAACTTACCTGACTCACCGCGCTTGCGCATAACGGCGCTGCTAAACCCGCCAGCCTTGCTCGTATAAAGTTTTTGTGAGTATTTACCAGTATCGGTATCTAAAAACTCATGTCTTGATGTGACATTGCCGTCACTGTCGGCGCTTAGCTCGATTGTGCGTAGGGCTGGCTCAATCCGTATGTTTTCGCCAGTCTTGGGGTTTAGCCAAACATCAGGCGGGTTCATGCCAAAACGTGCGCGTATTTCATGGCCGTAATAACCGTATAGATCACCACTGGCAACCAACTCTTGAACATCAGGCGCGTTAATACGTTCGATCATCGATTGAACGTTCATGTCCGACCGATCAACGCCAACATGCTTGCGGCCGCGATCTGCTAGGTTGTAAGTGATTGGGTCTGTTCTTTTTGACATAAAAAATGCCCCTTAAATAAACGTAGTGAATACGTCTAGTTTAAGGGGCTTGCAGGGGCTGGCTTGTGGGGTGTTCCTTTGACTGGCTTCGTACTATTTCTAGCTTTCCTACTCTACATTTTCGGCTTCATAACCATAAACATAAGAAGTATCGTATTTATCTTCATCTATATCAGTATCAACCTCGTCTGCATAAGTACTTGTCACAGCCTTAGTTGGCTTTCTATCACCTACCTTTTGATTTTCATTACCAGGCTTTTCGCTTCTAGGTTCTTCTACATTAGAAGCTTGCTGCGTCTGATCAGTAATAACAGCTGAATCTTCCTCAAAATCTTCATAGTCTTCTACATACTCATCTTCATAATAGCTATCTGCTTTCACTGCCTGATCTTCCATGCTATCAACACCTGAAGCATTGTCAGAATTTTTATTTTTTTGTATAAACTTATCTAATAGCGCTATCGTTGCAAGCATTGCAGCCGGTTTGCCAATACCTGCTTCATAACTTTGCTGTTCCTCTCCAGTTTCTGAATACGTTTTTTTCAGCTGATAATCCATTTTAGTTGAAAATGTATTACCTGAAATATCATTAAACTCATTAATATTAAATTCACTAATACCCATACTTGCCAGCTCTAGCTTGATATCATAACCACTATAAACATTAGCAAAAGGATTGGAGTTGTACCCAATATTACTGTTGACCAATTTACTATACATAACCGCTAGATCATCTGCTGAATTCGCATTTCCTAAATAGGATACGTTTACCTCTGCTGAGCAAGACAAATCTCCATTTTCAAGAGTGGTGGGCTGTGAAATATAGTCAAAGGATATCTCTGAGTCATAAAGTAACGACGTATCAATAACACCCGCACCGTACTTAGTAGTAATTACCTCTTCTGCTTGTTCCTTAATATGCTCTTTCATTCTGTCAATGGCCCAAGGCTCTAAACAAGGGTTTCCAGTCGCCTCAACTAGATTTTCTTTCGCGGCTACCCCCTCAGTGTCATCCGATGTATCAAGTGATGAATCGCACGCAGTGATTAATACCGTAGAAAACAGTATCAGAAGTAGAGATTTGGTAATAGATATGCAATATCCTTGATAACGGTGAATTTTTATTGATTGTATCACCGTTAAAATGAATAATAATCGACTTTTATGCGGAAGTGCTATTTATAGTTTGGATCAATGACCTCTTACCAAGCTTTCAAAAGATATTTACGAGATTTTACATCTAAACTAACGACACTAAAAATAATGTCATTGACAATATTGTTTTCATGACACTATAATTGATGTCAACCAATATTTTAAATTATAGGATGTAACAATGACGTATTTATTAGAGTCAGAATTATTGCAATCACAAAATACTTGGAAGCGCAGTCAAATTAGGCTGACACCCACTCTACATAAGGCTGTAACTGACTACGCCGCTGAGGAAGATGTCTCCTCTTTTAATACATCTTTGCTTGTTTTGATAAACCAAGGGCTTACTTCATTAAAGAAATTGAGTCGAAAAATCATCTTTACAGAATGGCATCCGACCCACCTTGAGCTGGAAGATAGTGATAGTTTTATGAGTCATAACGAAAAGGTCCGAATGGCTTGTTCAAAGTATATGAGTGACTTTTTTAATGATTACCCAAGCCATGAACTAATTAGTTTTGAGTTTAAAAGCCGGACCCAAAAGATACATAGAAAAGATCAAGAAGTCCTTTACGGTATTCGTATTTGGTATAGCTACCCTGTTGGTAAGTAAACAATAAAAAACCCACCTTTTAAAAGGTGGGTTTTTTATTAACTGCATGAATCGCTATTTTTCGCCGTGTTTTTTCAGCTCGTTTGACACTTCAACGGCCATAGCCACAATCTCATCTTTAGTATGACTATTGGCCATGGCTTCATAGCTGGGATTACCCTTTGGGCAATACTGGTTTATTTGCTTATCGATCGCTTGCGCATACGTGAGAAGGTCACGTTCAGGATCTAAGCGCAAGTCGTTAAACTGATTATTTTTAAGCAAGTCCTCTCTTGCTTGGTTCCGCGCCGTAATAAAGTTGCTAACGACCGTACTGGTCGGCTCGTTGATTGATATGGATGTGGTGGCCAAACGCATAAACCGACTGGTTAGCATTTGCTTGGCTTTGGCATACGGTATGAGCTTTAGCGGGTAAAGATCTGCCACGGCAATATCCATGTAAGCGGCGCACATCAGGTTGTCATCTTTTGATGAGCCGACCGCTTGTGCCTGACCGATCATAGCTAAACCAACTAAAAAGCTAGCGCTGGCACGTTTTAAAACTGTCTGTAACTGCATAATTGACCTCTAGTCTAACAAATGCCGATTGTATCACTGCTAATAACAATGCGTCACTTTTCTTCAATTAACCCCACTGACGCTGTTGGCCTAACCCGCCTGTAATAGCATGAGCCAAGCTGCGGTCTGACACGTTTTGATGAATACTGTCATTATTACTTTGAATCATGATCGGCTTACTATCCCCGCCACTATCGAGGCGCTGTTTGACCTTTGGCATATTAGGCACATTCAGCATAGGTGTTGATGGAAAATGCGCGGGGGCATAACCAAGATCCTTGCCAGCTGACTTGCTCGAATTAAAGATCATTGGTGTGTTGTCACTAAAATTACTCTTAACGTCACCAGCGCTGCCTTTATTGGGTGTCATCTTGCCGAGCTCAACGCCAAGCGCACTGCTATTATTTTTAGCTTTATTTGCCAGCGAACCTTCAACCTCCTTACTTACTTGCTGTTTTTGTATAACGGCATCTTTAACGTTTTGAGCAATCTTACCCGTCTTTTCTTTAGCCTCGTCAATGATAGTGGTATCTTCAATGGGCTTTAACTGCTGATCAATCAGCGCTTTGTATTGATCGCGGTACTGGTGATGCTTTGCATACTGAGGGTCGGTATAGCGCCAGCGTATGTAATTTCGGCCTAATACTTCATTGGCCTTCCCATAGGACACATTAGGATTGTTTAAAAACTCTTTCTTAGTCCGACTATAACTAGGGTCCGTATTGATTTCATTAACGGCGAATCTCGCTTGCTCGTTCAACGCCTCTTGCGACTGTATGATCTTGCCATTTTGAATCATACCTTTAGAGTTTAAGTGCTTATACAGCTTTTTGCCGCGTTCCTTCTGCCATGAGAACATACCTAAGTTGTACTCATTATTAGCAGGGTCGCTATGACCACCAAACAAGTATTTATCTTGGTAGCTGTTCTCGCGTCCAACCTCTGCCGTCATAGCTCTTGCCTGAGCATCTGACAAGCCAGCATTTCTAAACGACTCATAAACCATCATTTGATTTTTGTTTTGCTTTTCGGACAAATTGGCTGCGGTTGCTCCATTTGCCCCCGCATTGGCTGACGTTATGCCGTCCATACCACCATCAATAAAGTTGCCAACATTGTCGATTGCGGCTGAGACTGCTGATAATGAAGCTTCATAGAATTTACTGGCTGCACTAGTCATAGTCGCAAAAAACGGCTTGATACCCTCATCCCATGTGTCGCTCATTTTTGCTGGCAAGTTGTAGGCTGTGATCGCACTTGTCCAACTCTCAATATAAGGTGAAGCCACGCCGCCAAGCCATTCGCCGCCCTCACTACCAAGCCAGCCACCAACAACCGCGCCAATAGCTGTGCCGACCACTGGCACGACTGAACCAACGGTCGCTCCAGCGATTGCACCAGCGCCAGCACCCGCCAGTTTACCCACGCCCTCTGATTTGCCTTGATAGTCAAGGTTATCCCAGTCCATCGCAAGGCCAGCTGTACCAGCAACGGCGCTAAGCGCCCCTAGCATTTTCAGGCCGCCCATTTTCTTAAATAGGTTTTTAAGGCCGCCGCCACGACCACCACGACTGCTGCCAAGCAAGCCGCCAATCAAACCGCTGCCGGCACCATTACCACGCTGCTTTCTAATGGCTTTTAGTATCTTATCCAGTAGTTTTTCATTTTCGTTGTTATGACGTGATTGATCGTTTGGCAACGGTTCCCGCCGCTTCATGGCCTTTAGTTTTGATACGCTAAACTTAACCCCTCGACCTGCCAGCTTGCCAACGCGTCCAAGCGGGGATAAAAGATCTTTTGCCTCTCTAAAACTATCGACCAATGGATCAATACCACTGGTATCACTGCGGCCACCACTTAATGAGCCAAAACCCAGCTTTTTATGCTCGTTTTCGGACGCTGAGCTACTACCACCCCCAGTAAAACGGCCTCTTGCGTCACGTTCGCGCCCTGCTGCGTCCGTACTGGCGGGGCTGTCGTTGTTAGGGCTGCGCGTTCGACTGCTGGCATTAGTGCTGTCACGGCTGATCGGCACGGTATCACTACCTGTCTGACCACTGCCTTGGTTGCGTCTTGCGGCGTGAGCCTGACTGCCAATGTTTTGAGTATTGCTGTTTGGTTGCGTGCGCCGGCTGGCGCTTGGCGCTTGTCGGGTTATGCTGGCGGGTTCGCCAGTAATACGACTTGAGGATAAGGTGCGACCACTGGCGGCGCGTTCTCGGTTGCTGTTAACGCTGCTCTGGCTGCTGGCTTGATAGGTCGCCTTCCTCACCGCCCTGGTTAGTTCAGTCATGCGCGTATTAGCAATTTGATTTTGGCTCTTTAATATTTGGATGATCTCTTGCGTGTCATCGTGCACGCGGTCAATCCCATCATTAATTTTGTTCACGCCAACGATAAAGCCGCCAGCATCATAGTTTAGGTATGTCATGATCTATGCCTTTTGATAATTCGGTCATTAGATTATGGCACTGCTAAGTGATACGGCGGCCTTGGTGTTCCTATTACTTACCACCTTATAACTTTAGTTGGCATGCTCTACAATAGACTTTTAACAATAATTTTAATAAAACTTTTGTCTATTAAAATATCGATGCTCATGCTAGCTTACTGCTATAGACTACACTCATATAGAGTTGCTCTATAAAAGCGGATAACGTTATTCATGACCATTCACATAGGGACAATATAGTGTCATTACAAACATTTGAAGATGCATTTAGTAAGTTAAAGCCTGGAGAGAAACCCTCTATTTTGTTGGCCAATGGCTTTTCTCAAGCGTGGGATCACAGTATTTTTAATTATCAAAACTTACTTCAAAAGGCAGATTTTGGTACTCGCAATACATTAATAAAAGATATTTTTGATAACTTTAAAACTTACGATTTTGAAAAAATAATGCGCGCACTTGAAGCAGCTGAATCTGTCTGTGTGAGCTATGGGTTTGACCAGACTAAGATTGATGAAATCAAAGCTGACCAAGAAACTTTGAAGAGTTCACTGGTTGACGTTATTTCACAAACTCATCCCCCTAGATCTAGTAGGGTAACAACTCAACAGTATAAAATTGCAAGGTCATTTATTGAAAGATTTCAGAACATATTTACTTTAAATTATGATTTATTACTTTATTGGATTGTCAATAAAAATGATGTTGATCGAAAGGGTTACTTCACAGATGATGGTTTTCGTGGAACAACCTGGAAAAATGAGCTAAGTCAAGACGTGTATTTTTTACATGGAGGTCTCCATATTTATGACAATGGCTCTTCTATTCACAAGCACACGTTCAAGAAAGATGATGATACTAGTATAGTTGAACAAGTTCGAGAGAATTTAAGTCAAGGAAAATTCCCGTTATTTGTCTCAGAGCCTACACATGAAAAAAAGTTAGCACGTATTAAACACAATCCTTATCTAAACTACTGTTTTGGGGCTTTAGAAAACTTAGGAGAGTCATTGTTTATTCATGGACATTCGATGGCTGACAATGACGCACATGTTTTTGATCAAATAACAAAAAGCAGTGTGAGCAAAGTATTTATCAGCATATTTGGAGATGAGAGTTCTAAACAGAATAAAGAAACCATAGCGAACGCTACACGCTTTATTAAGACACCAAAAATCAGTATCGAATTCTACGATGCTTCCACCGCACCAATTTGGCTTTAAATAATTGAGTTAATCAAACCTATTATAATGCCAATTAGCAAGCAAAAGCCCTACGTCAAAACGTGGGGCTTTAACTCACAAGCAGATATAACAGCGCTACGTTTTATACTTATTTCCTATGAATGTTAATTATGTGGATATGGAGCTTTTTCATATAACCAACCTTCAATCAATAGCAGTATAATCAACATCGTCAATATCGCCGCCGTCATTGTTCTCATCATAGAGACCAAAATCAGCGCTTGCTTCGGCTTCCTTGATCCTTTTTAAACGCTCATGTAACTCTGGTTTCAGTCGTTCACGTGCTTCACGCTCTTTCTTATCAATATCACCAAGCGCCGCCAATGCACCTAAACGGCGGTCTTGATCTGATTGCTTGAAGTCGTCCGCTGTGATCCCGCATAACGGCATTTCAACCTCTGATATGGTTTTAAGCGCCATAGCCAAGCTGGTTGTAGTCTCGGTTAAAGACTTGCTTAGCACCATAGCCTGTTGCAACTTTTGCGCGGCGGCTTCGACCTCGGCTATTGGTTCTTTTTTATCGTTCTCACCTATCTCAAAATTAACGCCGTACTCACCTGCTAGCGCCTCTTGCTCTATTCTAGCCGCCTCATCTGCTAATTCAGGAATACTCAATGTTATAGCAAGCGCCTGATCAAATAAGCCGCCTAAATTAGCATACCTACGTCGAGTTTTAACAATAATGGCGGCACGGCCTTTGGCATCGATTACTACATTGTCGGCTATTTCGCCAATCCTGCTTCCCGCTGCTTCCACTTCCTCCTCTGATTCCCTATTTTGTGCTTTATTAGTTTTTGAGGGAATCAAAGTACTATTTTGCGACTCCTGCTTCCTAGATTGCTTGCTTCCTGCGTCCTCTCCCTCTGTTTTCAGGCTATTTTTAGGCGATTTAACGAGGCTTTGCTTCGTCCATGCTTCCTTTCTTCGCCTTTTGCTCACCGAACCACTAGACTTTGGTGCACTATTTCCATAGGTCGTTTGTAGCTGATCCAGTAATTCTCGGTCAGTTATTTGAGGTGTGTTCTCCCATATAAGTTTGGCCGCCGCCCATATCTCATCTTTTGAATACCGATCACTCATGGTTCACTCCTACAACCACGGCATCCTCTATCATGGATGGTTTAGGTAGCGGTATGCTGTATTGGTAGTGACGGTCACGGTCCTTTAGTAAACGGTGGCGGTCTTCACGATCAACACGCTCGGTGATCTGCATCATTTGCGTATCAATAGCTTGTGCTTGCCGTGCCTGTTTGACCTCTATGGACCTGACAACACGCATCACAGTACTAGCGGCCACGACTGTCTCAACACTGGCGCTATCGGCCTTATGTTCCTCTCTGACGATACTACATAGACGTTTTGAAGCATCTAATAGCGCGGCATGGTCATTTTTACAGATCGACTTCACATGACTAACGATCACGTCAGCCACATTGCCTGTTAACATCTCAATAAGTGCGTGTGATTGGTTAACAACGTGATTCACGGTACCCGCCAACATATCGATTTCAGGTTCTGTCGATAGGCCACATATATAATCTAATGATTGGCCGTAAAGATCCTGAAATATAAGAAGATCAATAAGCGTTAAATCTTTTTTGCCGTTCTCAATCTCACTAATACGATTTCGGTTGTTTGAGACACCCCACACAGCTTGCATGACCTCAGTTTGAGACATACCAGCATTACGCCGCGCCGCTGCTAAATTTAAACCTACCGTGACATTGATGTTTTTAATATCACGCCTTGTATATCCTGATCGTTTAGCCACTATTCCCCCTGAGCGTCATACATTGCAAAATACTGGCAATGTTCATATAATTAAGATGCTTAGCTACTCAGAACAAACTATGTATTCAAAAGCGTCAATGCTTCCAACATTGGCGCTTTTTATTGTCTAATTCTCATCAAGATTTTTTACATGGACCTTAATTACAAGGTTAGTATCAACCTCCTCACAATCTACCGTCCTTTAGATGGGTCCGATCAGTTTCGTATATTTCGATACCGTATTTTTCTTTCATGTGCTTACTTTTATTAATGTAATCCTGCGTACGCGTGCCCTTAAAATCTTCTACCACTTCACAGCCGGTCCTGGTATCGATATAAACAAAGTCGGCTTTATAAATCACCGCTCTAATTGCCTTGCCAGCCTCGTTTCTGCTTTTGGGAATGAGCTCATAAGGCACTTGTAAGCGTAAGTCTCTAATCCTACCGGCGCGCTCTTTGAGCTTTAAAAAGATATAACGCTCACTTTCACCTTTGCTGTGAAACTTAATACCATCAACGATCGTCTTCACGTTACCGTACTTACTTTTTTTGGTCGCTTGCTTGGTTGTCCATAACTCAGATACTTTGTGCGCGTTGATCTTACCAACACTGGTGGAAGCTATATCTGTCCAGCTGATACCGCGTTTTTTAGCCAAAACCATATTCTCCTCTAATTGGTTTGTCGTTAGTTTTTATGCCCTTTCATTCCTCTATTACCGCCCAGCCAGCCTCATCACCAACAAACGCAGCAAAGTCACTGGCATTCATTTCATAAAAGTTGGTCAGCTCAATCCTGTCTGCAAGAATCCATGCTTTATTAGCCACACGTATGATGTCTTCAAAAGCTAGCGGCTCTGGCTGCTCAAACAACAATGTGTCGTTAATTACTGTTGGCCATAAGTGTTCTGGCAATGTTGCGCGTGGCAAGCTTACTTTCACAAAAGCGACAAAGTAACGGTCTGGATGATTCTTTTTATATTCAATATCAGCCAGCTCTTTCTCTGTCTTTTGCTTGTTTAGCCAGCGCTCAAACTTCCAAGCGCCACGCCCTACTTCTATTTTTTCTGCCTGTTTTGTAGATAGCTTTTGGTCCGATGTGCTCATACTGCCTCTTTCATTTCTACCAATAACCTGTCATAAGCTACTACTCGAGCTTCGCCAGGTTGAACATATCTATCCACATAAGCCTCAGTCTCAGGATTGGTCATACCAGGTAAAGGCATGCGCTTACAGCCATTCAAAAACAGTGGCATGTTGTCATCGGCCTTAGTAGTTTGATGGCTTGGATGGTAAATAGGAGGCAAATCACTATCAAAATCTGAAGCGTTTTTGGCAGTGGTACCGGTCCAGTCTTCGTTATCTGTGGTAAAGCGGCCTTTCGCCTTTTCCTGACGTGCTTGAGTGATTTTTTGTTTATCTATCTCGCCTGCTAACCACTTACGAAGTTTAGCTTTACGATTTGATTCAGTGATTATTGGATTGCCACGTAGAGCCTGCTCAGCGTAATGTGCTTTGAATTCTTCAATGTGCAACTCGTACTGGTCATCAGTCAGCTGCATCATCTTGCCGGCACGGAATAGTTCACCGCGCATCGTATCTATTGATGGCGCTATCCAGTTCTCGATATCATCTGCATGCTGACTACGTATTTGTTCGGCTTGAACTGGTACCTGAGCATTTAGGCGCTTTTGCTCTGCCAGCCTAATGTCTTCTTCTGTTTGCTGAGTCAACTCAAAACTGTTCTCAAAAGAATCATCAACAGTCACAGGGCTTGTGTGTGTGCCCTCACTCACTTGGTTATTGGTTGATGGTTTATGGTTAGTGGTTTCTGGTTCTTGGTTATGTGATGAATTTTGCGCGTTCGCTTTGTTCGTGATTTGGTTCGCTTGTTCGCTTTGCTGTTCGCCCATTCGTTCGTCACTACTTATATTGGCGTTCGCTTTCGCGTTCGTCCGTTCGTCTTCTTGCATATCTGTTAATGCGTCACCGTTAAAATGTTTACCGTATAAAGCTCTAAGCGTTGCTATAGCTGTTTTTAGCGTGACAGACTCGCCAGCAGCTTTAAGCTTTTCGACCATATATTTGCGTTCGCGCTTGCTTCGCTCACGTGCACTTAGCTGTTCGCTTTCGCGTTCGTCCTGATTTTCGTCATCGTTCGCTTTCGCGTTCGTGCGTTCGTGATGGCGTTCGCCCTCGTTCGCTTTGTTCGTGATTCGTGTGTGTTCGTCATGGCCAAACTTTTCAATATAGGCAACACGTATATTAAGTACGCCCGCATTGGCGGCGACAGTCTCGCCAGCATCTGACAACCGCTTGATCATTTCTTTGGTTGCACTTGATATGGCTTGGTAGTGATAGCCACTAATTATTTTGTCCCATTCTGGACGCTTATATAATTTTCCAGTCTTCTTGAACTTATCTTTGAGGACAAAAGTTAGCGCTGCTTTTTCTTCATCATTGGTGGCACGTACACGACGCTGCAGTAGTGCCATATCGCCACCATCAATGGGCTTTTCCTGTAGTAGATACAGTGATCGCAAGTCAAAATAGATACTGCGCTCAGTGCGCGTCATATGAAGCGTGCTGCTATCCCAGTCGCTAAAGTTGTGTGCGATATAATGCATTACACTGCCTCCTTTCCGCTTACCAGCTTCATTTGCTCTGATATCAAGTCGATGATGTAAATCTGGCCTGCTTGGGTGATCAGATTACGATCACGGCCTTGTTTCGTAAGTTTCATCTGTCCATAGCTTTTTTGAAGAAACCAGTGGTTAAATACTTTCTTTGGCAACCGCCGCTTGTCATATACACCAAGTTCAATCAACTTCACATTCAGTGCTTGAGCCGACATGTTTAGTTTTTTGGCCACATCAGATATCGTGACAAGGACACTGCTTGCGGCAACAGTGTCATGAAAATCAATTTTTGGCTGGCTGATCTGTAGTTGATGCTCTAATGCTGTTTTCTCTTTTACAGCTTGCAAGTGAGCTTCTAATGCTTCGATATAGTTCTGAGGCAATGCGACTGCCGGCTGCTGTGTGATTGAGGGTGACATGCGGCGCTCACACTCTAAAAAGTAGTTTCTAACTCGCTCGCCCATTTCAGTCTTAACCTGCATGGCCAGCTTTTTTGCAAATTCGATAGAAAGTAGATAATTTTGCGTTTTATTGCCGTTCACCCATTGGGTGAACCCTTGGTAATCGGTCCCTTTGATGGCAAACTCATTACTGTCTATATTGCGTGCATGCCATTTGGCCCAATGAGCTGTATTGAGCCCCAATGACCGATAAAGCTCTTTAGCATCTACTGCATGCTTCAGCTCTTTGTGTTGTTGTAGCTTTGGTAGTTTCATGGCATAATCTCCTTTGTATTGAGTTTTATGTAAGATGCAAAACCCCGATCAGGTGCAACTGATTGGGGTTTTTTATTGCCCGAGTCTGAAGATAATGATCAGGAGGATGCAAGCAACAAAGCTTGAAAGGAATGTGGCATAAACGAACGCATCGGCAATCTTTTTGGCTTGGCTTTCTCTTTCACTTATCAGTTTCATTTGCTCCCACTGTTTTTGTTCATTTTTTTGCTGTTGTTGCAATGCTTCGATATATGCCTGCGTACGCAAAAAGTTTTCGTCTTCGAGACCCATCTGAGAAAGAGGCTTCACTGGTTACCATCCTGAGCTTTTTCAGCTCCCCAGCGTGCAACGATGTGCGGGTTGTCGCTGGCGTGCTTTTCGTCAACGTGCTGACCAAGGGCTTGCAGCTCAGACAATGCTGTTTGAATCTTCGCCTTTAGTGCAACGCGTTGATCACAGCTTATCTGGCCGTCTTCAAGTGCTTGGTGCAGCTCAGTCATAACATCGCCTTGGCAGGCAGACGCCGACAGTGCAGTCATGATGAGATCATCTTTTTTAGTAGCGCTACTAACTTCGCAGTACACGCCACCTAGACGATGGGCCATGGCTTGTATGATGCTGTGATCACCAGTGAACTCCATAATAGCGAGTGCTTCATCTAGTCTCAGATGATGTGCTTTTGCATGCGGATTGACTTTGTTATTCAAGATAGTCACTGACATGCCGAGCCGTGTTGCCAGTGCAGCCGAACCGCCATGTGCAGCGTTGTGTACCGTTTTGTGCGCGGTGTCGATTACATCCATCGTATTTTTCCTATTCATTTGCACGTTTTGTTAAAGACTATCCTTCTGTATCTTTTGCTATAGGGTTAGGCAGGTTCTGGTTCGATCTGCTGTTGTGGTTGTGGTTTAAATCTATCTTTAATTTCTTCTACTGAGATTTTTGAAAGATCTGAAAGATTTTGCGAATAGTTAGTTTCGCTAGTGAATTCAGTGCGCGGTAAAGAACCTTTTTTAGCCCATTTATAAATAGCGCGGACACTTAAGCCAGTTTTTTCTGCAACGGCAGTTACACCTCCGCATTCATCATCAATAAATAGTTTTAATAAAGTCGGTTGCATATTCATGATTCCTATTTTAAGAACAATTGGTTCATATTAACAGGTACTGACTTTTCATTCAATAAGAAATACAATTGAACAAATGGTTCATAAGGAATAAAAATATGAATAGTTCAGATGACGCAAAGACAGAATTTGCAAAAAGGCTGAACGACACTTTGACTGAAAAGGGTTATACGCAAAGAGGCAGTGCCCAACGTCTCAAGCGAGAGGCAAAGTTCACCATTTCTGATAGAGCCATAAATAAATGGCTAAAAGCTGAGACACTGCCGGATCATCAAAATATAGAAGTGTTAGCTAAGTTTCTTGGTGTTAACTTCAATTGGCTGGCTGCTGGACAGGGCGAAAAGATAGTGAAGCAAAATAAGTCTGATCTTTCTCAGCAACCAACAGAACTTGAGAGTATAAAGAGTAGCAATACAGTGCAAGTTTCTGATGACGCCAACGGAATGATAGAAATACCCTTATATGGTGTTTACTTTTGTTGCGGGCATGGCGACACTAATTGTGAGTTTCAGGAAATAAAAGGTACTCGCAGATTTCCACCTTCTTTTTTCAGAGAAAGAAATATACAGCCTGAAAACTTTAAGTTGGTTTGTGCGTCTAACGGCAGTATGGCGCCATATATTAATGATAAAGATGAGGTAGGTCTTAATTTAGCATCAACGGAAGTGCATGACGGTAAGGTGTATGCCATCTTATTAGATGGCGATAGAATGTTTAAACAGATATTTAGAGAAGCTGGCGGTTCATTGAGACTGCACAGTTTCAATTCTGACTATCCTGACCGTCTAGTAACGGCCGAAAATCATAGCAGCTTGATAGTTGTTGGCGAACAAGTTTATAGAGCAGGTTAAATATGTCGAATACTAATGACTGAGCTTACATGTGGATATGCCACTTTCTAAAGTTTGCCAAGCCAATTAACACACCGCCATTAGGTTGGTGCGTATATCGTGAAGCAGTAGATTTCGAATAACATAAGGATGTGATAAATGAATAGATTAATGCTAGCCGCGGCACTATCTGTGTTCGCTTTATCGTCCAATGCAGGCGTTACTACGATAGATAACCCATTTCAAAGCAATACGGTTTTGAAGGATTCTGTTGAAGTAGATCATCCTCTATTCGCTAAGAATTCTGGCGGCGACCAGTGCAAAGGCTTACCTCGTACCTGCGGCCAAATGGCTAATTGCGAGCAGGCTAAGCAAGCATTGGCGTGCGGTAACAAACGACTAGATAGAGACAAAGACGGAGTACCATGCGAGTCAATATGCCCGGGTGGTTAATCATTCTAACAGCCCTATTGATAGCTGCATGCTCTCCTGCTCAGGATGATAGCTACGCTCATCAATTCGTTTCTGGTGGTGTTGCGGTACATGAAGCGTTCTGGCCCGCTGATCATGATACGCCCTATCCGTTCACTACAGATGGCGAGATATCATGTGTTTATTATCCAGATTTTGGTATTGAAGTGTATTTTCAACCTTTCGGCTATATCGAAGACTCTTCTATTGGTACGCCGCTTAATAAGGCAGCTGTAGAATCTTTGAAGAAAGACGGCATGATTCCAAATGTGCCATACAGTATTAAGAAAGGTGTTGATTTGAGTGAGGCTATAGGGGTTGGGCTTAGTCTTTGCATATTATGAAAAATTAGATTAAAGATAGATTTTCAACTTACCTTTTTAGACAAGGATTTAACATGACAGATCTAGATAACGAGATTGAAAAAGCAAGACATGATATTAGGACAGATAACTATTCAATGTCTATAGGCGAGCTTGCAAGTATGTATGACGATGGCGAATTAGAAATACATCCAGCTTTTCAAAGAGTCTTCCGGTGGAGTGATGAACAGAAGAGTAACTTTATTGAGTCCATATTTTTGGGCATACCAATTCCTTCTATCTTTGTTTCGCAAAGGCAGGATGGCGTTTGGGATTTAGTAGACGGACTTCAAAGATTATCAACTATTTTTTCTTTCATGAATAAGCTAAAGAACGAGAATGGCGAAATTCAAAAACCATTTGATCCAGAGGCAACTAAATATCTTGCCTCTCTGAAAGGAAGAATGTGGGAAACAGAGGATCCAAATTCAGGCCACTTATTACCTAATAATCTTAAACTATTATTTAAAAGACAAAAGATTACTGTAAATATTATGGAGCGTGAAAGCGATGATGATGCAAAATTTGAACTATTTCAAAGATTGAATACTGGAGGTTCAGTTTTATCACCACAAGAGGTAAGAAACTGCTTATTAATAATGCTAAACAATAGTGCTTTTGAATTTGTTAAAGAACTTACTACCTACCCTTCATTTAAAAACTCTGTTCCTGTTACAGAAGCTAAAGAAGATCAGGCATATTACTATGAACTTGTTTTAAGGTTCTTTATTAATAGAAACTTTTCTCCTGAAATAAGTTCTAAGCATACTGACGTACATCCCTATCTTAATGAAGAAACAATTAGGCTATTTGATCCTAATTCAAATTTTGACTACGAAAATGAACTAGCTGTGTTCAAAAAGACATTTGATAGCATTGAAACCTCTTTAGGTGAAGAAGCGTTTAAAAAATATAGTGTCGAGAAAAGAAAATATGAAGGTGCTTTCAGCTTACCTGTGTTTGAAGCTATTTCTACTGGTTTATCGTTCTTAGTACAAGACGATCTAGTACAAGACGACTTAAAGGAAATAATAAAAAGAAAGACAAAAGATCTTGTAGATGATCCTGTTTTCATAGATTCCTATGCCACTCGTGCTAGGCCTATAGAAAGAACCAAAATGATGATCAATATAGGACGGAGTTTGTTTAGTGAAGATTAGAACACTTGAAGAGCTAGAAGGGTCACTAACTAGGGATATAAAGTGGCGGAAAAGAGAGCTTACTACATTGAAGTTTATGATTAAAGAGAATAAACCTTTACACAAAAAAAATATACTTCATAGAGCTGCGATAGCTTTACTCTACTCACATTGGGAAGGGCATATCAAGCATTGTTCTTTAGTCTATTTAAACTACTTAAACAGTCTGGGGTTACAATGCAATAAAATAGCAGATAATTTTATACAGCTAAACCTATGTTCTACATTCGACAGTAATTTTTCTGTAAAATCTACTAAGAATCAAAAAGATATACACGATTATTTTTCTAATTTATCTAAATTCAAATTCAAAGTCGTGGCCGATAAAACAATAGATACGAAATCAAATCTAAACTCTGAGGTACTTTTGAATATACTTAGTCAATTGGGTCTTTCTAATGACTCTTTCGAATTAAAAAGCACTTTTATAGATACAATTTTACTGAAAAACAGGAACTCTATTTCTCACGGTGAAGAGCTAAACTCAAATGATCTTAATAATGTTTATAATCAAATAGAAGATGAACTATTAGAAATGATCCAAACATTTCATAACCTTGTTATTACCGCTGCGTCTGATAAACATTATTTGAAGGTTTAGTGTCGTTAAGTATGTCTAATGGAATATCCTTGATTACTCCTACCGTTAAGTGCCGCATACGTGATCTATCATTGAGGAACTGGTTAGTTTGTGAAGACTTTAATACTTCCAATAGTTTTCTACAATCTTCAACGCTACCAGATTTCGGCCTAACCACTATCAAATGGTTTTCTACAGCTACTTCATAATTCTGAATAGCTATAATCGCTGCAGCTGCACGGTTCTTATCAGAGGGACTTGATGTTCTTTTTATAACTACGAAAGGACATTTTATGACCCTTCCAGAAAAGCGTCTTGTCTCGCTCACTTCTATCAACTCACACCAATTTTTTGTATTTTTTGCATGAATATAAGGATAAAGAGTACCAGTTTCACAATCTCTATAAGCAACTAGTGGTCCTATACATACATCATATTTAGATGATAAAGGTGTATATTCACCCAAAGGTTTATGCCATTCAATATTTTGAGCTGACGCGCCTACACGACCCGAAAGAACAAAGACATCAACGTCAGTAGTATTGTTAAATCTACCCCACGTTATACAAGAACCAAACATATTAGAGGAAACGAACTCTCTAAAATCTTTATACCTACTTCCTGATCGCAAAACGTCTGGTAATATTGCACTTATTAAACAGTCCTTTTGCATACATCTTAAAATCTTGTCAAATATTATCCCTGCAGCACTAACTTTACCTTTTTTCCAATAATTGTCTGTAGTAGAGGGCCAAGAGTTAAAAGGAGGGTTCATTATTAAGTGAGTTACCAAGGCCAGATTATCAGCACTTAGAGTCATGACATCTTTTACTTTTATATTAGTAAACATATTCATAGCTGAATCAAGAGTACAGTCTAGTTCACAGCCTCTATTTAAAGCCTCAATAACCAATCTTAATTTTGCAGCCTGAATGAATGAATCATGAATATCATATCCCCAAAGAACAGCTCCCCATTTCTCTAAAGTAGATAGCAGACTGTTTTCGATACATAAATATCTTGAAGCCTCAACCAACAGATTTCCGGCTCCACAAGTAGGATCTAAAACCACAGATCTGGAATTGATAGCCTTAGTAAATGAGCTTAGGGTTTTTGTAGCGAGCTGTTGGCCCGTAAAATAACTACCTGCCTCTTTCATTTCAGATGGTGTTAAGTAACTCCGCAGAACGCCGTCAATTAAGTCGAGATCCACCAAATCAGTCAGTAAGATGTTTTCATTTAATGTTAAACGAGAGTGAATCGCATGTTCGAGAGTTTTTGTGTGACTAATAAATTGAATCATATTACCTGCAAATTTTTCTTCTATTTTACCATAGACTGGAAATATACATGCTCATACTTCAATTCAAAGTGAAGATAATCTACACTACTTTCGTCATAGTACTCTTGCATAGCAAACCTAAAAAACCGCCTATTTATAAGGCGGTTTCTTATTACTTATCTGCCAACTAAACCCTAACTGCACACCTTCTTAGATTGGCTAATCTTACCATTCTTACAAACAAATTTACCATCCTTACAATGCGATACACCACCCATGCTCTTAGAACAAGGATAGTTTTGAGCATTCGCCTGCATTACTGGCGCCATCATTAATATAGATACGAGAAACGCTGGAAATAGCTTCATAACAATAGCCTTAATAGGTAGATGACGTAAGTTTAGAATTTATCACTACACTATATTATTAGCAACTATTATCTTACTTATGTTTATCTTTATAAGGACTTGTTTAAATCATAAATCTATAGCCTGCCTTGAGCAGGATTTTTTGTATCTAAAATTTTCATTGGTTCTTATTTAAGACTTTTTAGTTCTTATTAAAGTTGACATATGAGAACCATAAGTTCATAATTAATTCATGAGCTAATCACGAGTTAGCAGTAGTACCAAATTTTAGACAATAAAAAAGCCCCTTCTCGACTGGACATCTAAAGGGGCTTTACTCAACAAGGAGTGAACAGATTATGGCACAACATCTAGCACTACTCAACCAGATAAAGTCAGGCGGTGCACATATCGCTGCAGGACTGGCAGCAGGTATGTCGCTTGTAGTAATCGGCAACATCACGGGATGTAATAGCTACCTGCTCAGCCAAGCCGAGCAAGACGTAGCGACATCAACGCTTGAGCCGCGCATGAGCTCAATCGATAGCCCTGAGCTTATAGAGTTCAGAAAGCAGAACGCTTACGCCAATCAAAAACTCGCTGAAATGCGCTTATACGCTACTGGAGGCAGCCAATGAACTTACATATCAAGCTAAACCTGAACTCAGTACGCAAGTTCCCTGATGGTACGTTTGGCGCCCAAGTGATCACTTCAGATGCTGACGACAATCATGCGTTCTATGCCTGCAAAGTTAAGCGCACTGCTCCATTCGAAGTAGAGCTTGATCGCAGCAATGTTCATGAGTTCATCTCTGGCCGCTGGCAGACTGCTACCGTTAATGATGCATTGGCCAAAAAGCTGGCAGGTGCAATGCGCAACTTCGTATCGTCATACGCTCACCTATTCACTAAAGACGTCTCTGAAGGCAGAGACGGTAAACAGTTTGGTATGTGGACTGATGCAGTTGTCGCTATCGCTGATAGCGGTGGCAAACACAAATTGAAAATAGACGACAAAGTCTTTGAGTCCAAAGATGCTATCTCTCTTTTAGCTAATGGCCAAAATACAATCGAGTACCGTCTAATCGGTGACCCACTACATATCCTGAGTCTTAATTTAGCTGACGAACCATACATAGCCAAGCGCCTACAAAAACAGTTTGATGTTGCTAAGAAAAAATACATGGCTGGCAGAAACAGTAGGCCGATTGGCGGTATGTCCTGGGCAGCAAATCAAAATGATCGCAAAGAGTTTGGCAAATCTCGGTATAACCACCGCGAACTTCAACGTGATAGAGCTTAGAGACCTGGTAGACAGCTATCTCAATCTCTTTCATCGAAGATACCTCTCCGTTCTCAATGTAAAGCAAAAACAATCCAATAATTGATGATACAAACCGCTTAGTAGCGATAAATACTGAAAATAGGTATTAGGAGTTAATCATGAATCATAGTAGAAAAAAATTAATAGATGAAACTTACACTGCGAATGTGCGCTGTGAAAAAATGATACCTATTTATATGTGCTTAGCCGACACGCTTAGCGAAGACTTAACAGACGCTATATTTGGTTGCAATGACGTTTGTAGATTACTTCAACTACCTAATGATATAGAAGGTGATGACTGTATTGCTGAAGAGCTGCAGCGTAACGGTAAAGTTGGTTACCTCGCACAATTTGCCACCCCTACCCCTCATAACTTTTCATCGGATGGTAGTATTTGCTTTAGCGATTGGGGATGGTGTCAGACTAAATGGTTTTATGCTGAGGATATTGGGAATCTTGAGAGCGCAGCGATCAGTTGGGCCCACACACATTTTGAGGAATGTAAGGCTAGAGCGACCAGTTGCGGATAAAGAGTAGCTGATTGTTATATCACATAACTTGAAGAAACAATGTATAAACCCTTCTTCAATTGGAAGAATTGATTGTAAGAGTATTGAAGACAAAGGAGATTGAAATGATAGGTAGGTATTACACCACAGGCGACATCAAGGAAATATTTGGCTGGGAATCTAATACGACCATTCATCGCAAGCGTGATGCTGGCTTTTTACCGCCACCTGATCTTGAAGGACGGCCTAATAAATGGTTAAAGGTTAAGATCGATGCGTTAGTAAACGATACCAACAAAGACAAAAATGACGCCTAA